ATATAACAATTTACTATGTTAAAGGTATAAAAACTGATGATGTTAAAGAAAGTAAAGTTTTAAATAAACTTATTAAAGATCGTAGAACTGCAAGCATAGCATTAGATGAATTAATTACATTAGAAAGCAATGATGCAACAACAGAAGAAGAGTTGCAGAGTTATATTACTAGTAATCGCTTACAAACACATTATCTAGATACTGATAATAATAATAATGGCCTCGCTACACTAAAGTCTGGTAATGGTACTATTATTAACCTTGGAGAAGATGGGTCATTATATACTGCTACATTAAGAACAGGAGATATTATATTAACATACAATGTTTCTAATAATACATATATATATATTGGTTTGACGGATTTTTCTAATAAAACAAAAGACGCTACATCAATAGGTATTACATATATTAAACATAAAGAATTAGGAAATAAAAAAGATGAATTAATAAGGCTTATTGATGCTCGTATAAAAGCAAAAATAGAATTAGATGATTATCTTGCTAAGCTAAAAAAATCACCATCAGCAAATACACCAGATAACACAGGTAATAAAAACACATCAGTAGAAAATTCGGCAATAGAAAATGCGATTGGTGCTATTATCTTAGCTTTAGCACTAACAATTTCAGACTCAAATCCAAACACTAAAAAAAGGGTAGGTGCTAATAGTCCAGAGACGGAAGCAGAATATGAAGAACTTACAAATAAAATAGCAACAATTACAAAAGAACGTGTTGCTATTGAAAAAAAATTTAACGAAATTAAAACTGAATCCAATAAGAAAAAAAAAAAAGAGGGTTTAATTAAGATATTGAATGAATTATTAATCAATAAACAAGATTTTGCAGCAATTAAACATCCCAAATACGGTGAGCCTAGCGGTATTAGGCCTGTTAAAATCGGCGGCTTCACTGGTGGGCAAGGTTGTGCCTACGACGATCCCAATCCCGAACCATTATGTGAGTTAGCTGTTAAATTTTATAATTCTAGAAATAGAGAATCACAAGAATATAGACGAACTATAAATGAAATTATGAGTTACTTAATTGAACAAAAAATTAATATAAGATATCAATGGGTAAAAATAACGGAAACAAGATCGATATCATCGGACTACACAGCGCCAGATATTTACAGAACCAGCAGAAGAGTAGGAATAATTTCAAAGTTAAATTATGATAATACAAGAGAGGGAACTGCCATAGGACCATGGGGTTTTGAAGTCTGGATACCTGATAGAAGAGGATTTGAAATTTTAGTTCGTCCAGATGCTAATGGATTAAAAAAAAAACTAAAAGTTATTAATGACAAAGAAGAAATTATAGACAAATTTAAGACTGAGAACATTTCATTATCTTATATAGAATTTTTGACCGACAAACAATATGATCCCACCAATGATGTTAATTATAAACCTGTAATCATAGGTGAGGATCCCGAAGCAACAGGTAGTATTGGGAGAATTAAAGGTATGAGGCAAGGATTAAATAAAGGATTAAATGCTGTGACTTCTATAAGTCCAGTAACAGGAACATATACAAATGTTGAAAGCATTGCAAAATCTGCATCAGCAAGAGGCTTACGCGAAGACTTAAAAGGGTTAATAAAAGATGTAATAGAAAATAAATTTAAAGAAACTAAAAAAGATGTCGATTTATTAAATACAATTATAAATTTTTATAATAAAAAAAGATCAATAAAAGATATATTGATTTCCAAAATTTCATATATTTTTGCATCTGGTGAAACAAGATTAAATTTATTTAATAGAAAAAACTTAGCAAAAAATTTTAAACCAGATGAGGAAGAAGGTGAAAATAAAGAAAATGAAGAAGATAATGAAAAAGGTAAAATAGGTGGCGCTAATGAAGAAGCAGACGACCTAGAAGGTGGCGGAGGTTATGGGTTTAGAAATTTTGATAAAAAGGATGCTGAAAACATTATAAGATTAATATTAGATAATTTAACAGAATTAGAGAAAGCATCAGACGATACTAAACTCTTATTATTTAGCACTTATTTAAAGAAATTTTTAAAAATTACTCCGAGCGAATTAAATAAAATATTGCAGGATATTACTAGAGTTAAAAAATTATCTGAATATGTTATTACACATTACATTAATCGATTAAATGGCAATCAAGATACAAAAGAAGAAAAAGAAGAAAAAGACAACAGTCCGGCAGCGAAAATTTCTAAGCTAAATTTTGCTTTAAAAAATAATGTGCAATCATTTATTGGGTCTATTGTTTATATTACTTTACATACTGAACAAATGGTAGGTTCCGAAGCAAAAATACAGTATTATTTGGATAACGAATATAATAAAGCAATGAAACTACCTACAGGAGAGGAGCAAACACGAATTGATAATTTTCACTTAAAGAAATCTCTAGATGACATATTCGGTGAAAATAATTCAATAAAAGACTATAGAAACAAATTGAAAACTATTGACAGCTATATAGATAGTATGAATGAGAAAAATATTGAAAATGTATTGCAAGAATTTCCTAATGTTTTTAAGCTTGCAACATTAGAAGGAGAGAAAATTATTTATAAAATACCTGGAAACATAAAAGCTATTATTAAAGAAAAAGCTGAAGATAAAAAAGAAGCAACAGCAATAGAAGAATCATCTAAGATAAAATTAGCTCAAGCTGAAAAATTAGTAAAAGAATTGTTAGATAAGTATCCAGAATCTGTTGCAGCAGCAAGACCAATAGAAGCAGAAGGAGCAGAAGGAGCAGAAGGAACAGGAAAAACAGTAACAACAGTAACAACAGGAACAGGAATCACGGCAGAAACTGCTAAACATGCAGAATTAAGAACCAATTTACAAAGGTTATTAGAAACACTCGGAACACCGCCTTCTAGTAGTTCTAGCTAATAACTATTTACATATCAATATTTATAAAATTATATAATTTTACTTAATTATATAATTAAAGTATAACTATAGTATAATATGGTAACTGTAAAAAAAGGCATAGCTAAAGCTAATAAATATACAAAAAAGAGAGGCAGACTAATTCATAATAATAATAGCAATAATACAAAAATCCTGCATAATTTTTATAAAGACATATTTAAAACAAACAAGGATTTAGCTTTACTATTAACACCAGAGAGAAATAGCAATGCTCAATTTTTAGAATATATATATAAACAATTAAATGCTAACCAACCAATAATAAGTGCGTTAGCTATAGAAAAATCGAGGACTAGTGAGAACAATAAAAGCATTATTGTTAATAAGATTACTAGCATAGTAAACAAACATTTAAGGTCGTCTAAATACATTGATAGTGAGTTAATTAATTTTATATTAACAAATACAAACTGTAAAATAGTGACTTATAAAAATATAATAAAAGGCAAGACTTATATTTTCGACTTTATAATTTACAATGATGAAATCATTATTACAAATTTGGATTTAATTGTTGAAAAAATGTTACTGGTATTACAACTAATAATAGCAATATCAAAAAACGATTCAAGAAACGGACAGCATGTAACCTTTTTTTTAACGCCGTTTCAAAAAAAGCTTAATACTAATAGTAATAGTAATGCTAACGTATTGGGCGCCAAAAATGTTAATTCTGGTTTTACCTATCCTTACTTAAAAACCGGAGTAACATTTATTTATAGAAAGGAAGAGTTTTTCAAAGTATTTATTCACGAAAGTATTCATTATTATGGAATAGACAAAGCACTGCATAAAGACTTTAGTAATGATGCCAAATATAATATAAACTATAATAAATTCATAAATTCATTTAACATAAGACCACAAGACATAGCTAATATAGGTATAAATGAAGCACTAACAGAATATTGGACATTTATTATATATTTAATTGCACAAAGTTACAAGAAGTCTATAACATTAGCAAATTTTATATATGAATTTGAGAACTCATACAAATTAGAGTTGCTACATATTATATTCCAAGTAGTTAAAATATTAAATTACAACAAATTAACATATAGCGAATTTTTGACTAAATATAGCAAACAATATAAAGAAACATCGCATATTTTTAGTTATTATATAGTTAAAACATTATTAGTCTATAATCATTCTGATTTGCTTAAATCGGCTATATTTGATATAAATTTTTCAAGTTCATTAAACATAGCTTTAAAGTCTGACCCTAATAGCATTAACACTTTTTTTATTAAATTGTTAAGTTATGCTTATGACGCTAACTTTATAAACATTATAAATAAAGTTAGTGCTTATATTACTAATTATACTAATACTAAAACAAACGCACGTTCAATATACAAGCAAAAAATTATTTTGAGCAATTTAATGATGATGTATAATGATAATAATATAATATAAACATATAAAAATTATTATATATACAATAAATAGTATATATGATTATTAATGTAAATAAGTGTACTAGCAAAAGAGTTAGCACTGAGCATGAGAATGAGAATGAGAATGAGAATGCTACATTATTAAGTTGCAATAACATAACGGAGCACTATTTAAATGTGAATTTAACAATAAAAAATAAAAAATCGTATGAAAAAATTTCGACTAATGATTTTGCTATTCCTGCACTTAAAGATTATAGTAATATAGTAAAATACAATTACAATGTGTCGCAATTAAGAGCTATATCAAAACATTATAAATTGAGCACTGGCGGCAATAAGGAGTATTTAAGAAAGCGACTATTTAACTTTTTATATTACAGTTATAATATTATAATAGTTCAAAAATATGTGCGTTATTTTTTAACTAAAAAATATATAAAAGTCCACGGACCGGCCTTTTATAATAGGTCACTATGTTCTAATGATGTAGATTTTTGCACTTTAGATAGTTTAAATAATATTTGTTATAATCAATTTATAAGTTTTAAGGATTCCAATTCTCATATATATGGGTTTGACATAAAGTCGTTATATAATTTATTTATTAAGTCGGGCAATGCTAAGAAAGCAAGTAATAATACAAATAGCAATTCATCAAATGTGCAAAATCCATTTACAAATGTGTGCTTTTCACATAGCATATTTGAGCAATTATTAGAGTATATTAGATTAACAAAATTATTAAAGCTAGAACTTGATTTAAATTATGATGAGCTCATTATTTTATCAATTCATAAGCAATTAGAAATGAAAATTTTAACATTATTTCAAAGAATAGACAGTTTAGGAAATTATACAAATATTAAATGGTTTATGGAATTGGATAAATATGGATTAATACAATTTATAAGAGAACTAGCAGATATATGGAATTATAGAGCTAATTTAACACAAGAAACTAAGAGGGCTATTGTACCGCCAAGCGGTAATCTTTTTAATAGTGAGCATATTAATATTAATATTAATAGTTTGCCACAATATAATTTTATTCAAATTAAGAAATATGCAATTCAAATTATTGATTTATTGATTAATAAGGGCATTAATGAAAATTCGTGTGTTTTAGGAAGCTATTATGTGTTATCTGCCTTAACAATGGTTTCAAATGAGGCAGCAATTAGCTTGCCTTGGCTTTATGAAGCCGTAAATTTAAATTATTAAAATGAGAAAAATTAGAAAATATTTATTAATTTTTTTAAATTATTAAATATTTTAAATTATTAATTCGTTTGTTTTTTCACTCCTTTAGCAATTAAAAATAATTATTAAATATTATATATATTAATTACTAAAACAATTTAAAAGAAAATAGTTATATTAGAGTATAAAAAATGCCGTCCAACAAGAAAAAAACCGAAGAACCTGTTGTAACTGATTCGTCTGTCGAAGTTCCACAAACTCCAGTTAAAAAGCCAAGAGCTCCAAAACCAACTGCTGAGCCAGTAACTGAGCCAGATGCTAAACCAGCACCCAAAGTCAGAGCTCCTGCGTCAAAGGCTGTAAAGACTGAGCCACAGGAAGTAGCTTTAGATGCTCTCAAAGTTGTTCCTGAGGTTGAGAATGTTGTAGTTACAAGTGATTGTGCTGAGCACAATACTATTACATCTGGTTTTTCAGATTTCATTACCAAATTCCAGTCGATGCTTGCTAGCTTCAATTCGCTAAAAACCGAACTACGCACTCTAGAAAAAATGACTGTAAAGCAGTTAAAAGTTGCTGAGAAGCTAAACAACAGAAAGCGTCGCAAAGGCAACCGCGCTCCAAGTGGATTTGTAAAGCCATCGTTAATTAGCGATGAGCTAGCCAAGTTTTTAGACAAGCCATGCGGTACTGAAATGGCTCGCACCGATGTTACTCGTGAAATTAACAAGTACATTCGTGCAAACAACCTTCAGGACAAAAGCAATGGTCGCAAAATCAACCCAGACAAGCCACTAACACAGCTTCTAAAGGTTAGCGACAATGTTGAACTCACTTATTTCAATCTCCAGAAATATATGGGTCCTCACTTCCCGAAGGCGGTCAAAGTTGAGCATGTGGCTAGTGCTTAAACAAGTTATAACTATTATGAATTATAAAATAGAAATAAAAAATTTAGAAAATTATAAAACTAAAACAGAAAAATAATTTAATATTTAATATTTAATGCTTATACTAGCACTAAATATTACACCTTTTCTCATTTTAAACGCCGATTATTAATAAAATTGAAAATAGTTTAAAAATTATTTTCAATTATCATACAAATATGGAAAGTCCTATGCTAAAAATGTTAAAATCTAAAAATCCGGATAAAGAGTATCCTTCTAACACAGGACAAAAATGGACTGATGAAGAAGAAATATTATTATTAGAAGAGTTGAGTAAAAATATTGATATACAACTAATAGCACAATATCATAATAGAACTAGTGGAGGTATAAACGCAAGACGTAGAGAAATCGCCTACAAATTGTATAACAATAATAATTCTATGGAAGAAATTATATTGAAAACAAAATTAGATGAAGACCAAATAATAGAAACAATAAAAAAACTACAAAACAATCCTAAAAAATGTAAATCTGTAACAGAAATAAAAAAACTATTTTCAATAGAAAGTGAAATTGATGAAATAAAAAACGACATTAAGGAACTAAAAAATACAATAAAGGAATTAGTTGAAATGATGAAAGCTGTTTATGAATTTGAAGACGCATAAAATGGGCATTTGAAATGAAAAAAGGTGTAAAAGAATTATATAAAAAAAATTGAATTGAAAAATTATTAATAGTTCTTAAGTATTATTCAATGATTGCAATGAAGCCAGTAATGAATGCGCTAACTTTAATCACAATGATGGTCTTAATTTTTAATATGTTCTTTGTTATTAAAGTTACTTTGGAATATATGATGCTTCCAGACATAGTGCCGTTAGTTTGGTTTATTGTTGCTCTTCCTACGCCATATTTCGCAACTATGCTAACAGCTCCGCTATTAGATTGAGAGAAAAAAAGAGGATTGCAAGTAACATATTTTTTTACATACAATAAATTAAATTGTGACCATTAACAATGCAAAAATAAAATAATAATTTTAAAAAACAAAATTAAATTAAAAAAAAATTGATTTAAAAAGATAACATTATAATTATTAATATACTATAAACCAATATGGCAACTATTGTATCTGGAACTGCGTTCAATGTTAACACTGATTATGTGTATACCAAGCCTAAGCTAAATGCTAATAACGGCAAGTCTATTGGTATTCTTAACAAGCACAATATGAAGTCGCTATATGTTAGTACACCTCTTATGTTAACTTGGGGTGTTAATGAGTGGTCGGATGATAAGACAGGAAAGAAGTCATTTGACTTAGCGCTTCAGTTTCCAAGTGAGGAAAATAGTGAATGTAGTGCATTCTTAAAGAATATGCAAGAACTTGAAATGCGTATTAAGAGCGATGTTATTACTAATTGCAAGGAATGGCTAGGCAAGCCTAAGATGAGTTCGGATGCTGTAGATGCGCTATGGAGCCCAATGCTAAAGTATCCTAAGGATAAGGCATCGGATGAATTTGATTATTCGCGTGCTCCAACACTAAAGGTGAAAATTCAATATTGGGAAAACACGTTCAAGAATGTTGAGCTATATAATGAATCAGGGACTCTAGTATTTCCTAATGATGATAATATGTCTATTAGTGATTTTATTGTTAAGGGTTCAAGTGTAGCAACAATTATTCAATGTGGTGGCATTTGGGTTGCAAATGGTAAGTTTGGCGTTACGTGGAAGCTATTTCAGGCAGTAGTTAAGCCTCGAACAACGCTAAGTGGAAAGTGTCATATTGTGCTATCTGAAAAGGATAAGGAAAAGCTGGTTGCACCACTTGATGATGATGATGATGAACCAGTAAAGATGGTTTCAAGCGTTACAGAGGTTCCTGACAGCGATGATGATGAGCCTAAGGAACAGCCTAGTGAAGAGCCTAAGGAACAGCCTAAGGAAGAAGTTAAGGAAGAAGTAGTAAAGCAAGTAGATGTAGAAGACGCTCCTAAGAAGAAGCGTATTGTTAAGAAGAATTAATTAATTAAATTAACTATTTAAAAAACAAACAAACTAAACTAAACTAAAAATAGCATAACCATTTTTTTTATAAGTATAATTTTTTATATACTTATAAAAATAGCAATAGCAATAGCAATTATGACAAATGTATATGAAAATATATGTCAGCTTTATGTGTATTATCTAAAATATTGAGTGTGTTTATTTTTGGTATTCCTTTATGTTTTACACTATAAATTTGATAAGGCGAAAATTTTAAATCACTAATATTTATTTCAATAGGCTGGTCTGCTAAGTCAATAAATATATTAGACTTAGCATTGACTAAATCTATAATGTTGCTATATTTATTATAATAAGTGTAATGAATATTATTGTCTTCATCAATAGTAATAGCGTCGTCTAATAATGGCTCGATTTTGATAATATTATTTTCAAATTTCATTTCATTATGCCATAATGGAATATAAACAAGTTCCTCATTTATTTCCAATTTATAAATTTCGCTATTTAATAGATTTAATAGATTAGGAGTTAATATATAGATGCTATGAGCTTCTAATTTTTCTTCTAAAATGGTTTTTATGATTTCTATAACTGCATTATAAATGTTTGTATTGTCGTTTGTATTGTCATTTTGATTTTTTTTATAGTGCAATAAATAGTGATAAAGGTCTTCTAAAATAGCTATTGAAAAATATTCAAATAAGTTTGTTAATAATGCTTTAATATGAATATGTGCTTTTATTTTGAAATTATTTATATCTTGTTTAAAATTAGCAACATTGTCGCTATTAGAATAAAAATTTATTATGAAATTAAAAAATAGCACTAGTAAATCATCATTAGCATTATTTTCGTTATTTTCGCTATTTTCGCTATTTTCGTTATTTTTGCTATTTTCGCTATAACTAGTAATAAGTTCTTTTAAAGTAGTGTAAGCACAATTAATATTTTGAAATAGCAATGTGGCATCTTCGTCTTTATTATTTTTATCTGGATGATAAATAATGCACTGAATATGATAATATTTTTTCAATTCATTTAAACTAATATTATGAATAGTGTGTATACTATAATTTGTAATATTTAATATGTTTAGCGCCTCACTTATTTTCATTTATTAACTCTATTAAGTATAATGTAAAACTTTCTAAATGAAAAATAGGTCTATAATTATTGTTATAATTTTTTAAAAAAAATATGCTATTAAAAATAAGGTCGCTTATTTTATTGCTGTTTATTAACTTATTAATAATTAAGGACTGTATTATATAAAAGAAACACTCGTGACTATTTAAATGATTTATTAATATGTCATATAATAAGGTTCTAATATTACTAATATTGTAATTATTAGAAACTATTAAATTAATAAAAGTATTGCATATTGCTGAATGTTGCTCAATATATTTTATATTATTTGAAATGTCTAAGTGTGTAAAAATATTAGGATTATTTACTTTATTATAAATTGACTCTGCATCTAGTGGGTCGTTATTAGTAAGTGTTAGTTTTTTAAAAAATTGCTTGTTTTGTTTATTACATAATGAGTATATATTTTTTTTGCTTAATTTTGCAAAATTAATAATTTTACATATATTTATGATTTTGATAGGTATAAAGCTCACACATTCTGTAATAATAATGTATTTAATATTTAAAGTTGAAAACAACTCTTTTTGCATATAATTATATAGTAAATCTAACAAGTCATAATTAATTTTATCAAAGTTGCGAAAAACAATATATCCTTTTTTAATAGGCGAAGAAGCTATAGAATTATATATAATATTATATATTTCATTCCACACAGACTTACTATTATATATAAAGTTTTCTACATCAATTTCATAGTGAATATCACTAATTTTAATATAGAATTCTGATTTAGTTAGATTAATATGTAATTTTTTCTCATATTTCAAATTACTAGGACTGAAATGTTGCAAAAGTTTTAATGCATTTTTATATTTATAAGAACAAGGTGGCCCATAAAAAATATAATTTATAAAGTTATCATTTACTAAGTTATCATTTACTAAGTCATCATTCTTCTTTAGCGAGTCATCAATTAGCAAGTCATCATTTACTAAGTCATCATTCTTCTTTAGCAAGTCATTGTCCTTCTTTAGCAATTGTAATAAATCTTTATTAAAAGTATAGGTGCTATTTTCATTAATGATTTCATTATAATTTTTTTTTAAATTCATATTTATAGTTATTTATTTATAAATCTATAACTATAAATTTATATATTTATTTGTTTAACATTATATTTAACATAATATATTAAAATTAATTAGATATATATTAGCAAGCAATATAGTTTATAGCAATGATTTCTGAAAATCTGCAAGATTTAAATTATGAATATATAATATTAAATGAGCCTATTAAAAATAGCGCCGTTCAATATAATTATTTTTATAAGTTACTTTACTCTACGCACATAGTATCATTAACAAGTATATTTCTTTTATTTGAACTAAATAGTTTGTCTTTTGAAAATGATAAAATCAAATTTGATAGGTCCACACTTAATAATAGTGTTTTTAGCAAGCTTATAGAATTAGAGGACCATATATTAAATTTAATAATAGACTCTAAAAATAAATTATATAAGCTAAAAGAAATATATGAAAACCAATTTTTTAAATTTTCATTAAGTGACGATAATGAAAATATAAATAGCTATAACTATTTAAAACACCTAAATAACAGAACATTTATAATAAAAATCTCTGGTATTTGGGAGTCTAAAGACTCTATAGGATTAACTTTTAAATTTATAAAGGTAAATAAGTTTGTTGAGTTTATTTAGCTTATTTAGCTTATTTAGCTTATTTAATAATAGGAGTTTCATCTGTTGAGAAAAACTGCAAACTTATATTTATCATCATTAAAAATAGAAAGTTAATAATAGATAAAATATATACAGCATTTTTTGATAATTCTATTTTCATATTATTTAATTCACTACTATCTTTATCTGTATTTGATAAATAATAAAATAAATATGTTGTTACCAGACCTAATTGTACTATTGTTAATACTGAGGACATAAATGAATAAGTGTGATATTCATTTGTAACTCTATTAGAATTTATTCTTTTAAAGTATTGGAAGTTCAAAAATATAGCATACATTATTATTAACAATGTAAAAAATATTGGCGACACATTAGAAAACAACATTTCAACAAAATTTCCATTTTTTTCGAATATATTTTTACTAACATATATTCCCATAAATAACATAATACTTAGCGCTATTGCAGTTAATCCATAACCCCAAATTGTGGATGTTGCTGGTCCTGTATTTCCTAACCTTGAGAATTTTTCTGGAAAAAATAATTTTATAATAATCCCCATACCTGCAAGAACAACAATTATCATAAAATCTAAATTATTATTATGTGATAAACCAAAACCAAAAATACCCTGTTTGCTTATAATCATAGAGGCATTTAAATTATCTTTATCTTTAGGTGGCATATTAATTTATATATATATATTAAATAGTCAAAAAAACTATATTTTATTAATAAAAAACTATATTAATAAAATATATTATTAAATATATAATATGAATAGTAATAATCCACTAGTAAAAACTAAACATAATTTTGTTTTAGATAGAAAAATATTATTAATTGATAGCGATGACAGAGATATAGAACGTTGGCCACATAGTTCAGAATTTGAAATAAGGTGCCCACAAATTTACAATAATGTTGAATCGATAAAATTAGTAAACATTATGTTGCCAAATTTCTTATATAATATTAGCGAATATTTGCAAACAAATAAAATGGAATTAGAGATTTCGGGAACTACACATACTATTGTTATACAAGATGGTTATTACAAACACTCACAATTAAAGCTAGCACTACAAAAAAAATTAATAGCCATAGATCCTTCTTTTGTTGTAACTTTTAATGAGCTCAATAATAAATATTATTTTGGCCACCCAAATAGAAATACAACATTTAAATTCAAATTTGACAAAGTTATAGATTATTCAACTTGTAACAAAGATAATTATAAAGTAAATGTGTTTTCTCAGCACGGCGAATGGGGACTAGGTTATATATTGGGTTTTAATAAAACTACTTATGTTTCTAAAGTTACAACCGATGACGACATCCTCAGTTTTGCAGATGCACCCACAAGATGGATTGACTCATCCAGCAATGTTTTAGTTTCGCAAAATCCCAGTAATTTAGAAGATAATATATTTATATATATTGAATTAGATAAGTATAATAAAAGCGATGAATTAAAACCATATTTATATTATAATAATAGTAATACTAGTTCAGGTATTATAAATGGGGCTTTTGCTAAAATACCACATACCTTATCGCTAAATAACAATTGCACAGTAAATGATGGGTATTTAGACAATGTTAGTTATTTTCAGCCACCTATTGATAAGATTGCTAAAATTAAATTAAAATTTAGGTATCATAATGGTATGTTAGTCGATTTTAATAATTTCAATATTTCTTTATCTTTAGAAATTAATCAATTACGCAACGAAATGAATAATTATGAGGTAAGAACGCCCTATAAAATATAAAAAAAGGATATAAAGCCCTAACTATAAATTTATATTAGGACAACCCATTTTCACTAACATAGCACTTCTCACATAATGGAATATATTGACTATAGCCAATCAATATTTGTAAAGTATTAGGAACAGTTCTATGACTAAATTCTGAAGCCCCTGCACATAGCTTACAAGTGCCTGTTAGCTTTAAAACATTTGTAGCACTTGAAAGCAAATTCATCATAGAACCGAATTTTTCACGCTTATAGTCTAAATCTATACCGCATAATATTACATCTTTCTTTAATATTTTATGTAAATGCATTACAACACTATCAATATTTGTGAAAAATTGCGCTTCGTTAATGAAAATATACTGCGCGTTTAAAATAAGGGGTCTAGTTAGTTCGTTAGTAATAAAATCGTCAATGTCAATTATACTAATGCAATCTATTTTTTTTCCATCGTGCGTAATAATTTGATTCATACCATAGCGAGTATCTAATTTATAATTGAATGCTATACATTTTCCTTGTCCATAGTTAGTTACACAATTATTGTAAAGTTCAATTAATTTAGTAGTTTTTCCTGAAAACATTGGACCATATATAAGAGTAAGTTGCGGAGCAGGGTTAATCATACTTAATTATTAGTAGTTATAATTATAACTATAAATAGTTATTTAATATATCAATTTTATTCTAAGTTATATTCTAAGTTATTTTATTTTATAATATAACTGTATTATATTATGACAGATTGGACAGACGACATTGACCGCGTTCTTAATAATATACGAATAAATTGTATTATATTGAGCAAATTACATAAGCAGCGTTATTTTGAACTAAAAAGTAACTTGAAATATTATCGCCTTCCAGTTATAATATTGAATGGAGCAAATAGTATTATTGCTGTTGGTTTGCAACCTTATGCCGACCAAGGAACAATTAGTTTAGCAACCTCTCTTATTGCATTAACTTGCGGTATAATAGGCTCAATAGAATTATATTTAGGTATTCAAAAACGGCTTGAAAATGATATGATTAGCCAACGTGATTATTACTTATTAAGTGTAGATATATATAAAACACTGACCCTTAATAAAAGTAATAGACCTATTCCTGCAAAAGACTTTTTAGAAAAGAGTTACAATACATATACTAAACTAATTGAGAGCTCTTCAGCACTTGCGCGAGTAAAGGGAGATAAATTAATTCAAATCGATTTAAACCTTGACCCAGATGCTGAAAATATTGTGCTAACACCTATTCCTATTAGAGGAAGCGTTGATTTACCGGCTAGAAATGTTGCTTTATCAATAGAAGAAAACGAATGATGATTTAAAAAATTATTATAAAAAATAATAAAAATTGAAACTATTTATTATTTTACTTACTAAATAATAAATAATAAATAATAAATAATGGCTGTTTAATGCATGTTTTTTATATTCTATTATAGCTTAAAATTATTATTAATAAATAGCGTCAGTTTTTTATAATCTTCAATAAATATATTTTTATTGCCTTGATACTTAAATATAATATTGTTCTTTTTTAATTCAAGTTCTGTTGGTGGATATAACTCATTCCAAGCTAATATTATATTACTGTCTATAACATTTGAGAGATTTAATAACGGATAACTATATTTCATATAGGCAAGTGACCTGGCAATTGTTCCACGAGAATAATTACACGGAACATAAAATCTTTGACTTGCCATTATATCGCCACTATGAGAGAATTTCTTATTACTACGTAAATTGTTTGTATAATAATTTGTTAAATATATATTGTGCATATCTTTATTTGCCTTGTTATAATGTTTTGTAAATGATTGAGGAAATATGTGTTCTGCTGTAAGATTATTATATTTTGTATAATTTAAATTACTAAAACTATTAAAACTATTTATATTGCATTCTTGTGTGCAGTTACAAAAATCATTGTATAAGTCATAATAAATATTATTAATATAATAATATTGTTTTATAGTTTTTATAGAATAATATTTTGAGGGCAAAGCACGAGTAATAGAATTATAATTTCTACTCAATAAAAGACTAACAAACAATTTAGTTTTCGAACAATAGTTGAAAAAACGCATAACTATTAGTTATTAAAACTAATATATATAAAAAATGCTTAAAAAAAAATTGATAACTATTTTTTTTATGAAAACATTAATCATTATACTAACATAATATGACCGGTCATAGACCTAACGCACCACAAAATCAAGAATTTTTATCAACAATGCATACTATGATTGATGATTTAGATACTATTTCTTCAAACATTGATGAGGTTATTTATGTAAGGTTAGTAAATGGACTGCAACGACTATATAATATACATAATTCGACTATACAAGCATCTAGCACTAATAACAGAGAAACTCCAAATCAAAGGCAACGTGAAAGATATCGAGACAATTTTCAAACTAATAATGAAGTCCAAATTACTAGGAATCTAGCAAGACATTACGGAAGAGTTTATGATAGTAGTGGTATTCTTATAAATAATGATATTACTACTATAAATGCTGATGATTACCCTTTATATACTGACGCTGACGCTTACCCTATAAATAGTATTAGTAATTCAACAATTCCTAATACTAATGATTATATTAATGTTAATTATGATTATTGGAATGAAAATAATCCGGCACAAAATTGGGATAATGCTAGTGCTAGTGCTAGTGCTAGTGCTAGTGCTAATGCTAGTGCTAGAATTAGTTATACTTCTGTTACTTCTACTCATTGGATTGAAACAGCATTGCGAGAAGGCCTGCACCGCGCGCATTAAATTAATTAATTATTTTATAATATAAAAACGTTGTAGTGCCGAATAAAATACCACCCCATAATGTATCTACTAATACTAATAATGGTGACCAATCTTTGAAAAAAGCATAATTTGTTGTTTCATAAACTCCGTATATAAGTAGGCCTAATAAAATCGCATCTTTAATAGGCGCTTTTTTTCTTAATATAAAATAATATAGACCACTAACCATTAATAAATAGCATGCAATTGCCGACATTATATTAATTTTAACGTCTGCTTTTTGCACTTTTTTGAGTAGTGGTAGCATAAAATCTCTGAATAAATAAAAATAAGTAAAATCTAAAACCAACATAATTGCGCTAATAATAGCCAAAGCTCTCCACATTTATTATAAAATAATATTATTATTTTTTTGTTTTAGTAATATTGTAGTTTTTTAGTAATAATAATAAGAATTTATTTTTTGTGTTATTATTATTATAATTAAACAATATATATATGAGACATAAACGTTTTGCTTTTATAAGAAAAAATGCTAAAGTAGTAATACCTTCTTTAATACTCATTATAATCATTTTTTCGGTTATTAACCACAACCTAGAACAAGGTTCTGAAGGCTTATCTAATATGACTACTATTGATGAGCTTGAAAAAGATACTAACATTAACAGTGTTAGCAATAGTCTGGATTATACTATAACACAAGCACAGGGTTTAGGAAGAGGAGAACGCGGGCTTTTTGCCAAAAAGAATTATAAAAAAAATGATGTTATTGAAGTTTGTCCTACGCTAAAGATGAATGCATCTACTATAGATGAAAACAATGTAGTACACACTTATTTTTTTACTCCAAATAACAAAATTGATAATGATAGTTTGCTAGCTCTAGGCTATTGCGGTTTAATAAATCATTCAGATACTAAAAAAAATTGCAGTTGGGTAGTGTCAAAAGATGATAATAACATAACAATGTATGCTACAAAAGATATAGCAAGTGGTGAGGAGTTTTTTACTAGTTATGGAGAGAATTATTGGGCCTCTAATAAAACTACTAAAGTAGAATAAATTATAGTCCATATTTTTCTTTAATCCACGATTTCAAAAAGTCTAATGAGCAAGTCACATAATCATCATTAAATCCGTTTAATTTTAAAAATTGCGGTTTTTTCATAGTTTCTGTTTTATAAAATATATAGTCGCCATATTTTCCTTTTCTAATTGCTAAGTCATTTGATATTTTACGAACTAGACTGTTGCCCTCACTAGCCCGCTCGCTTAATATAGTTACTGCGTCTTCTAGCTTAATTTCTTTAATAGGGACATTTATTTTAACAGTATTGAGAGATTTACGTAGCTCTCCACATTCTAAGAAGTAGCCATATTTTCCTTTTTTTAAATACACTGGCTGTTCTTGAAAATTTCCTAATAGCTTACTGTTTTCTTCTTTTGTTTCTATTAATTCATCTAATTTGTAGAGACCGGCCTTAAGCTTAGTTATGTCAATGTCTTTTTTTACTCCATAAAAGCCGAGTGTTCCATCTTCTTTTGTATATTTAATAGTTGGACCGTGTTTTCCTATTAAATAACTATGTTTAGCGTCTATTATTATTTGTATTTTTTCTGGAGTGTTAGTGCTAGCATTAGTGCTAGCGTTAGCGCTAGCATCAGAATTAGCAATTAAATTATTTGTTTTTATTAAGTCATTAATAAATCCATAACATTCACCGCATAATTCATAATATTTCTTTTGGCCGTGTGCAATATTATCTAGCTCATCTTCCATAGACTTAGTGTAGTCATAGTCAAATAGCTTGTTAAAATATTTAATTAAGAATTCGATAACAAATATTCCGGTTTGTGTTATTACTAATTTATTTTTCTCATTGCCAAATTCTTTAGTACCACGTTCTTGCGTAATAGTAGATTCTACTAATGTATAATCTATAATTTCTAATTTTTTACCCTCTACATTTTGCTTTGTTACATAATTTCGTTCTTGAATTTTTTCTAGTAGCGATGAAAAGGTTGATGGGCGACCAATACCTTTTTGCTCTAATAATTGAACCAAATGCGCCTCGCTATAATGCGACTTTAATTCTTTAAGTGTTTGCTTACAAGTTAATTTTTTATAAGTTATAATCTCTTCTTTCATATTCTTAAAATATGAATAATATTTTTCTTCTTCTATTCCGCAAACGGCTTTCCAACCGAGAAATATATTTTCTTCTGCGCTATATTTATATACTGCGTCATAAGGGGCACTAATATTTACAACTAATTGTAAATATTTTGCAGGAGCCATCATGCTTTCTAAGCTATTAGTCCATATTAATTTGTATAATTTTCTATGTTTTGCGCTAAATGTTTCTTCGTTGTCTGGAATAGCTTCTAGTTCAATATGTGTGGGTCTAATTGCTTCGTGGGCTTCTTGTGCATTATTTTTATTAGTATTATCATTTGACTTTTCTTTTTTAGCCTTAGCCTTAGTTTTTTTAGTTTTAGTTTTTTCTACAACTTCTTCTTCGGCCTCTTCTCTTACTGCCTCTCCATTATCTTTATTTTGAATTAATTTATTTAGCTCTGGATGAATATATTCGTGCCTATATTTTTCTGTTATATAAGTTTTGCCTTGTTCTATAAAGTCTACACTATATACTTTACTGTCTGTTCTCATATATGTAATATATCCACCTTCATATAATTTTTGTGCAAGTGCCATAGTATCTTTTGGCGAAATATGCATAACATTGTTTGCTGCTTGTTGAAGTCCTGATGTCGTAAATGGGCAAGGAGGATTTTTAATTAGTTCGCGTTCTTTTGCTTTAGTTAAACTATGCTTATGCGTTTTGCTTTGTTCGAGAAAATCTTTTACAGTGTCGTGACTATCAAAATTTTTATTTAGAATAAATTGAATATTATTACTTGTAAAATATCCACAGCTATTAAAGCTCATTTTTCCGGGAGACTCTTGAATTTCTTTATAGTTATCGTAAACAAGGCGAAGAGCAGGTGTTTGACAGCGTCCTGCGCTAAGTGCGTTTTTACTATTTGAAACAATGTATTTCCATAATAATGGCGTAATTGTAAATCCAACAATAAGGTCCAAGATTTGGCGTCCTTGTTGCGCATAAACTAATTCTAAATTTAGCGTTCTTGGATTTGCTAGCGCGTGCTTAATAGCGCGTTCTGTAATTTCGTGGAATACAATTCGTTTACTAGTTTCTAATGGTAATGCAAATACTTGCGCAATATGCCAAGCAATGGCTTCACCTTCGCGGTCATCGTCTGTAGCTAATATAACTTCTTTAGCTCCTTTTATTGCTTTGCGCATTTTTTCGATTTGCGCTTTTTTTGTATCAATAATAGCAAAGCTAGGTTTATAATTATTTTTTACATCTATTTGGTCTAAATTAGAGAGATGTGTAATGTGGCCGTATGAGCCAATTACTTTATAGCCAGCACCTAAAAATTTCTCTATTTTTTCGCATTTAGCAGGTGACTCCACAATTACTAAAATATAACTCATTTTATTAAATAAATTATACTATTTATTTAATAAATAACTTAATAAATATTTCAATTATTTATTTATTTGTTTAAATCAAGAAGGTTTTCAATGTTATAAGTATATTTTTATTTAACTTGCGACCGCTTGCTAATTTAATATTTTCAAATGTCTTAGTATTTTCATTTTCTTCTTTGAGAGATTGCAATAGAGTTTCCATATTTTTAAATTCATTAGCTAGAGCTAATGCAGATACACTACTAATGCCCGGGATTTGCATAAGCATTAGTTGGAATATATTCTCTCTATTTATATGTGCCTTTTTACTAGTTTTAATAGTTTCAATATAACTGTCGTCATTAGCACTAGCTAAAGCTTTGTCACCATAAAACCCTGGTTTATTTTCGCGATTAATTTTAGAAGCAAACGCCATTAGCATAGTAGCCGTTTCTGTTTGATTTAAAGTATTAATTACAGAAAATCCTTTATAATAATTGAGAGAAAACAATGTAGAATATAAAGTGCTTCTAAATCCAACCTCTTTATAATTAATGATTGCTCCTTCTATTAAATAAATTATATTATGGTTATGAGTCGGTGCCTCATTTAAGCGAAAAGATTGCTCTTTATAGCGTCCGTCTTTAATTGACGCCTCCAAGTCACTTAGCGACTTGCGTTCAATAATTAGCAAAATTTGCTCACTTACTTCATCGTAAAAAACATAATCGCCAATATCTAAATTCTTTTGAATAATAGTAACTTTATTTTTGGCCGCTTCATTTAATGCAATAATATTTTGAACTAGAACTCTGGGCTCTCGTAAGTCTATTAATAGTTGCATTGTTGCTTAACACCTATTAAATAGTTTTATAATATTATTTTAAGTTGTTTTTAAATAATATTATAAGCCGTTAGCATTTAACCCAACATATTTCTGTTGCGAACGGGGTCGTGACGAATGAAGGTTCCGGTTCCTGCTGTGCCCATCATTTTAAGGCAGTTAGTTCCTTCTATGCAAGTTCTTAGGAAACCACAGCCATTGGCAACATCAGCACTATTTAATGAGGCACCGCTGTTCCAATCTACGCCGTTGGCAGCAGTGCGTAAATATTTGTAACCGTGTATTCCTGTTACATTAGGTCTTACTCCAACAGTGGGGTTAAGACCAGCCATCGAGCCAAACTGACAAGTGTTGTTGGTGTATAAGTTGCTTCCTGTTAAGTTTTTAGTAATTCTTTTACCGACGCGACCCTCGTTGGGCATCTTTTTTATAATAATAGATTATATTTTTATTTTTAAAAATAAATTAATTAAATTAAAATAAAGTAAAAATAATATAAATATAAAAATAAAATAAAAATAAAATAAAAATAATATAAAAATAAAATAAAAAATTGTCTTAAATACTTTAATAAATATAAGTTATTATTATAATTATAAATGATTAGTGTTAATTTAAATACTAATAATTGTCTAAAAGATAACAATAGCGAAGATAGTAGCTCAGACAGTGACAATGAAACTAATGTTGTGAAATACAATGAAGAGGTCCTTTTCAATCCTTTTAACACTAGTAATCAAGAAATTACTAATGCTAATGTTCAAGAATTGCTATCAAAATATGGAATTGTTACTAAACCATTTAATATTGAATTATATAAGCGAGCATTTATTCACAAATCTTATACAAAACGCCCTAAATTAGAAAACTCGATGGCAAATGTTATTATTGCAAATAAACCAGACAATTGTTTACCGCTTAAAACAAAATCAAACGAACGCCTTGAATTTATTGGTGACGGTGTCTTAGAACTTATTACAAAATATTATTTATATAAACGCTTTCCTAAAGCAGATGAAGGATTTATGACCGAAAAAAAAATCGCATTAGTCAAAAATGAGCATATTGGAAAAGTAGCCCTTGAAATGGGACTAAACAAATTTTATGTTATTTCTCGGCATGCAGAAGAGAAAAATATTCGCAACAATTTGAAAAAGTTGGGCTGTTTATTTGAAGCATTTATTGGCGCTATTTTCCTAGACTTCAATCGCATTTCTATTAATGATGAATATGGGTGGTTTGCAAATGTATTCAATTGCGGTCCTGGACTACAAATGGCGCAAATTTTCGTAGAAAATGTATTCGAAAAGCACGTTGATTGGACTAATTTAATCAATAATGATGACAATTATAAAAATAAGCTTCAAGTAATTATTCAAAAAGAATTCAAAATTACACCAGACTATGTAGAACTAAAAACTCCTAAAATGGACGACGACGACGATAATGATAAATTATATGTAATGGGTCTTTATATTTGTTTTGGGCAAAATATTCATAATGCCAAAATTGCTAATGCACACAATTATGAACAATTAGGGTCATTTAAAGCAATTCACGAGCTACTCGAAAAGCAAGACAAATTATTAGTGTTTTTAACAAAAGCAGAGCATAAAATCAAGAAAAAGGCTGAGCAAATTGCGTGCGACCAAGCTATTAGATTAATTGAAAAATAGTATTACCATATAACAAATCAAATTAAATTATAACAAATTATAATATAAAAATAATTATATTATAATATAAAATGAAAAAAGTATGTGTTTTGCAAACAGACAATAGACCTACGTTAGACTATTTATTAAAAACACAAGAAGTTAATAAAAAATTTTGTGATATTTTAGGGTATGATTATCTATTTTTAGAAATGGATAATAATAAATATGGAAACTTTCATCCAGCAACAAGAAAAATACATATAGTTGATGAATTTTTGCAAAATGAAAAATATGATATTTTAGTTTTTTTAGACAGCGATGCATGGATACAAAATGGTTATTGGTTAAATGATATTATTGATAATTTAAGAAAGAATGAACAAAAACAAGGTTGTTTTTCAAGAGATCCATATATAAAAACAGACACATTTATAAATAGTGGTTCATTTATACTTAAAATTAATGATTATACAAAACAAATGTATAAAATTTTAATTAACTATTTATACAATAATGTTATCTGTCATAACAGATGGCCTTATGACCAATATTATATAAGTAACTTTATATTTTTTAATAAAGAACATTTTACTATTTTTGTTCCAGATATATTGAATACTCCAATAGGAAAAGTATTAAGACATAATTGGCTTAAAAATCAAAAACTATATGATGATGTAAATCATTTAATTCTTCTTAAAAATGAAGATATATATAATGATAAAACTGTTTTTCTTGAAACAGATTATTATTGTAAAAAAGATTTTCCTAATACTATTGTAGATGGTTATCGATATTTTAGTTGATATTTTTTAAACATTAAGCATAACGCAATAACGCAATATGTATTAATGCACTAAATCAAATATTTTTTTTATATGCTAATATAAAAAATATGGGATTATGTAAATATAGAGATATATTTGGTAAAGTGGGAACAGGGGCACATTCATTAAGATTGTTTGATATTGCAGTTGTTGATACATTATTAACATTGTTACTCGCATATGTTATAAATCTCTATTTGAAAAGTAATTTGTTAGTAATATTTCTGGTATTAATGGCTGCTTCAATATTAATTCATAGAGCCTTTTGTGTAGAAACAACACTGACAAAAATGTTCTTTTCTTTTAAATAAATAATAATATAAGAACAAAACCAAAATTATATAAAAATGGCTTCTACATTTAGTTCGCCTAAATTAAAAATGATTGACTTATTTGCTGGAACGGGAGCATTTAGTTATGCTTTTGAAAAAACAGGAAAAGTAGAATGTGTATTTTCAAACGACAGCGCATTATGGTCAAAAGAAATATATGATTTAAACTTTACACATAAACTAACTCTAGGCAATTTAAATGATATAAAACCAGAATCACTACCCGCACACACTATTTTAACAGGCGGGTTTCCTTGTCAGCCATTCAGTATTGCCGGCAAACAAGAAGGGTTTCAAGACGAGCGAGCAAACGTATTTTGGAAGATTTTATCCATCATAGATTTTCATAAGCCGTCTTATGTTATTCTAGAAAATGTTAAAAATTTAGTATCGCACGATGACGGGAAAACGTTTGAAACAATAAAAAACAATTTAACACAGCGTGGCTATTATTTATGCTTTAAAGTGCTTGATACAGCAGAAATTACCGGCATCCCGCAACATCGTGAGCGAATATATATTGTTTGTATGAAATCTAAAGACCTATATTCTAAATTTTCATTAGACTTTCCAAATGTGCCAAAGGCTCAAATAGTATCTTTATTAGAATCAGAAGCAGATGTCCCTTCGAAATATTATTATACATCTAGGTCATCGACTTGGGAGTTGGTTAAAAATAATGTTCTAAAAAAAAACACAATATATCAATATAGGCGAGTATATGTTCGTGAAAATAAGAGTAACGAGTGCCCTACACTAACTGCAAATATGGGGACAGGTGGGCATAATGTTCCATTAATATTAGATAATAAAGGCATAAGAAAATTAACACCTCGCGAATGTTTTAATTTTCAAGGGTTTCCTTCTTCTTACAAATTACCGCCTATATCAGATGCAAATTTATACAAACTTGCCGGAAATGCTGTATCGGTGCCGGTTGTTGAACTCATTGCACAGCGACTAATGAAGTTGGTTGTTGAATAAACATGCTAATTATAACTATAACTTTATTTTTATAAACATAAAACATAAAACATAAAACTTAAATGTTTTTTAAACATTAATCATTAAGTAAAATATTAAAAATACTTATTATTATATATTATTTAATTATATATAATAATGATAAATGAGACTTTGGAACAATTAAAAATAAAACCCATACCAAAAAAACCCCAACAATTCCAAGTATTACTACAAATACCTAGCGAAGGTGTTGCGCCAAATATTATTGATAAAACAAGCGAACACTTAATAAATAGAGAGCAATTTTTTAGTGATCTTCAAGAAAATTTAGGAGTTGTTCAAAAAGATTACAAAAAAACTAAAAAACCCAGCGCTACAATAAAAGAAGAGCTTTTGCAAACATCTAACCAAACAATAGAAAGCAAAAAACAAGACTCCAAGTCCAAGTCCAAGCCTAAAATTTATGAACCCGAAAATACATTAACCCAAATTGTTAAGACAGCACAGCAAATTATTATTAAAGAGGCATCTAACACCGCCTTAAAACAATCCAAAACAAATTTACCATCACAACATAGATTAACACCTAAACCAGGAACGCTAACTATAGAAAAAGAAAAAACTGAAGAAACTGAAGCAAAAGAAAAAACAAAAAAGACTCAAGCCGAAACTATTGACGAAACTTTAATCATTCCAAAAGACCTTCGTCTAGGCAAAACACTTTATATAAATCGGATTCCCAAATTAGAACCCAATGTGTTAATAAAAGCGTCTAATTATTATTTGTATAACAGAGAGATTTTTATTAGTTTTATTAATTCTCTCTTTGAACCTTATAAGCAACAATTATTAAAAGAAGAGCAAGATATGTTGTCAGGTAAAGCATCAATAAGTTGCGCCACTAATGACAGCTCTAATTTTTCTCTCTTAATTCATCAAAAGATTGTGCGAGATTATATAAATATTTATACGCCATATAGAGGGCTCTTGCTATATCACGGGCTTGGTTCAGGTAAAACGTGTTCTTCTATTGCAATTGCGGAAGGAATTAAAAATGATAAAAAAGTCCTAATAATGACACCTGCCTCGTTAAGGGACAATTATGTTGAAGAATTGAAAAAATGCGGAGACTTTATGTATAAGAAAAATCAATTTTGGGAGTTTATAGATACCAAAGCAAACCCGCAATACTTAGAATATTTAAGCTCATTGCTAAAGTTATCTCAAGAATATATAGCTAGTAACGGTGGAGCCTGGTTTATTAATGTGAAAAAAGAGCCGAATTATGACAGCCTGGATTTTGAGGACCAAAAGAAAATAAATTCGCAATTAGACAAAATGATAAATTACAAATACCAATTTATAAGCTATAACGGCCTACGAAGCTCTCATTTAAACGGAATGACTTATGGCGGAACAATAAACCCTTTTTCTAATAAAGTAATCATTATTGACGAAGCCCACAATTTTATTAGTCGAATAGTGAATAAATTGAACCGTAAAACCTCACTATCAATGAAATTATATAATTATTTGATGGATGCAGAAAATTGCAAAATCATATTGTTGACCGGCACACCAATAATCAACTATCCAAATGAAATAGCAATATTATTCAACATTTTACGCGGCACAATTAGGAGCTATAGTTGCAAGCTAATATTAGATAAGAAAACGATGACTAAAGAAAAATTAGAGGGTATCTTTAAATCCGCAAATATATTAAATTATGTAGACCTTATAGAATATAACGCAGTTAGCTATGAAGTTACTATTACGCAAAACCCTTTTGGTTACATTAGGTCGGATACAAATAAAAATAAGCTAGCTTATTCAAGCGATGTATTGTCGAGCGACCAATTTATGCAAAAAATAAAGGAGGCGCTAGAGGCGCAATCTCTCAAAATCGCGGGCAACAAAATAAATATAAACGGATATAAGGCTCTTCCTGATAATTTCGACGACTTTAAGTCCCTATTTATTAGTGCAAATAATTCGATAAATAATCCGTCTATGTTTAAAATGCGTATAATTGGACTAACGTCTTATTTTAGAAGCGCGCAAGAGCAATTGATGCCTAAATACTCGCATTCGAATAGCGACGACTTTAAAATAATTAAAATTCCTATGAGCGACTTTCAGTTTGGCGTTTATGAAGAAGCCCGCGTTCAAGAGCGCAAATTAGAGGAGTCTAATAAAAAGAAGAAGTCTAAGAAAACGAAGACTGGTGCACAAGGCGACGACCTTTATAGCGATAGTGTTTCGACATATCGCATTTTCTCTCGCGCATTTTGTAATTTTGTATTTCCGAAGCCGGCTATAAAACGGCCTATGCCAAATAACGATGAAACGCTAGAAACCACATTAGAAAATATGTCTGCATTAGACGATGACGAAGTTATTGGTAAAAATCTCTCTGAAGATGTTATAGATGACCTAAGTATTGCTGAAAAATTGGGCAACATTGATGGCAAATATGATGCCGACGACATTAAAGAATTGGAGCAAGACGCAGCTGCTCAAAAATTGGGCGACCTAAGTTATAGCAAGCGTATTGCAGAAGCACTAAAAGAGCTTGAGAAAAATGCAGCCAAATATTTATCTAAAGAGGGACTGCAACTTTATAGCCCCAAATTTTTGCATATTTTAGAAAATATTATTGATAGCGACCATAAAGGCATTCATTTATTATATTCGCAATTCAAAACATTAGAAGGTATAGGTATTTTAAAGTTGGTTTTAAAGGAAAATAACTTTGCTGAGTTTAAAATAAAGAAAAATGAGACCGGCGAATATATTTTAAATGTATCTAGTGAAGATATGAATAAGCCTATGTTTGCTTCTTATACCGGCTCTGAAACACCTGAAGAGCGCGAAATTATTAAAAATGTATTAAATAGTAATTGGAAGCTTGTTCCGTCGTCGCTAGTAAAAACGCTGCAAACGCTGTCAGAGAATAATTTCTTGGGACAAATAATTAAGGTGCTAATGATTACATCGTCGGGTGCGGAAGGTATTAGTTTGAAAAATGTGCGTTATGTTCATATTACTGAGCCTTATTGGCATCCTGTGCGTATTCATCAAGTTATTGGTCGTGCGCGGCGCATTTGTAGTCATAGCGACTTGCCTAAAGAGCTGCAAACTGTAAATGTGTTTTTATATTTAATGGTTTTTAGCGAGCAACAATTGTCTAGCGACTTATCTATTGAGCTGAGGCTAAAAGATATATCGAAAAAAAACAAGAAGCAAGTCATTACAAGCGACGAATATTTATACGAAATTTCTAGCATAAAAGAGGAAATTAATGCCTCGCTCTTACAAAGTGTTAAGGAGTCGGCAATAGATTGCAGTATTCATACGCGGGCTTCAAGCACTGAAAAAGACGTCAAATGCTTTGTAATAGGTAATCCAAGCGAAAGCAAATATATATATACTCCAAACATAGAGGCTCAAGATAAAGACGAAGGTATGAAACTAAACAAACGAAAACAAGTATTAAAACTAAATGAATTAGTATTAAATAAAATTAAATACGCGTATAATAAAGAAACGCAAGAGCTCTATGATTATGACAGTTTCTTGAAAAATGAATTATTGCTTGTAGGTAAGTTAGTCACACAAGACAACGGCGCCTATAGATTGGAGAAGGTTTAATATTTAATATTTAATATTTAACATAAACGTCCATATGCTATAATATAACTAAGCATTAATAACGTCCAAATTAGCCCAATAACTAACCAATCTTGAAACATATCTACAAAAGGGCTTCTGTACATTATTTATTGTTAATGTTTAACTCTAACAATAAATATAAAAATAATTAAATCAATTTTTTATATTCAAACATTGAGAGATTTGAGGAATAGCGCCCCTAATAGTTTAGCACCTATTTTTTAAATAGTTTTATAAAATATTTATTCTCTCTTTAAATAGCATTCAATTTCTCCATTATTAGCATTTGATTAGCTAATAGTTGTTCTAACTGTACAGACAAGTTATCTATTTTATTATGCAGTTCATAGTCTATATTTAGGTTTTTTAAAGAATTGTTAGCATTAAATTGAGAGATTTCTTCTAGCTCTTTTTCTTTTTCCATAAGCAAGCCTTCGTTTAAATCGACTACTTCAATAGGAGGAGGAGGAAAAGTAATAGATCGCTCTTTTTGTATTTTTTCTAATAGTTCATTCATATTATTACTAGACAAGGGCTCATCTTCTTTAACATCGCTAAAATCTATTACTTCTGGCTTTTTCAATGTTATAAGCTCACTAAAGCTCACCTTTTTAGCACTAAGTTCTTTATCAAATTCTTCTAGTTTTTCGGCTTTTAACGTTTCTTTTATTTCAATAGGAGTTAATAATGATTTTTTATAATTAGCTATAGTTGTTACCATATTTTGCAATATAATTTTATTTATAGCAATAATATTTTTAGGGTCGCTAATAGTATTAGTGGAAAGCTCTCTGTTTTCATCTAAACTTTTTAGTATTGTTTTTTCGAATAACATTTGAATATTATTAAAATCTGTTTCAGGTATATTATTAAACACTTTATTGTTATATAATACATTCCATAAAACCTCTTTATTTTCTTTACTTGTTATAAAACTTGCGTTGCTATTAAAACTTGCGTTGCTATTAAAACTTGCGTTGCTATTAAAACTTGCATTGCTATTTAATTTTGCTGACATTTATTTTTAGTATACTACAAATTAAACACTTTAATTTATAATTTATATAAAAATATAATGTTTTATTTTATATAAATATATAATGCTTAAATTAGCACTACTATTTTTAGGAATTCAGTATGCATCGTTTTTTTCTATGCCACCAATTAGTCCTAAAACACAAGTCAATTTACATTTGGAACGATTTAATGACGACTTCAATTTATATCATATTGGAATAAGCTTTAAAAATAATAATAGTTTATTAAGATACGATTATCGCCCTTTTTGTGAACCAAATAAGTGCGACTTTAAAACAGTTAATACTATTAGTGTAAATAGTAATGGCGCAGTTGCTTCAAATAAACAACAAACATTTATCGATAAGCTATATAGATTTTATATACCCGAAAATGTTCCAAATAAAACCATATATTGGGGTGAAACCAGCAAATCGTTGGAAGAAGTGGAGCAATTTGAAAAAACTCTACCAAAAAAATATATATTAGGTATTAACGATTGTCGCCATTATGTAAATCGCATTTCATTATGGGCTCTAAATAAACGCACTCCTATATGGAGCTTAGAAAAATTATGGAACATTACGCATACACATACAAATTTATCTTAATAGCTAATTACAACTAATTTTTGTATTTAGTAATTTTTCATTTTGTTTTTATATAGTTTTAATATATAAATAAAATGTCATCGCGCTCATCAAGCCCACCAAGTCCATTAAGTCCATTAAGTCCAGCGTGTGCATACCCTAAACCGCGTAGTGTAAGTTATGGTAGTAATAGGAACGCAAATAGGAGAAAAAAAGCGGCAGCAGCAGAGTGTGAGAGGGAAAAACAAGAGGAAGCGCTGCGCAAACAATCCACTAGCTATACAAGTAGAAAGGCAAAAGGAAGAAGACGACGCAAAGGTTCTAGAAGAAGACGTAGACATTAAAAAAAAATTTGCATTATTATAACATATAACATATTAATTATTAAAAATTTAAAAATTGAATAATTAATATACAACTATTAAGTAATGCATTATAGCCAAGTTATGGATTTAGCAAAATTAACTAAAGCTGAGCTTATGTTACAATGTGAGCAACAAGGAATAACAAATTATAAATCAAAAAGCAAAGATGCACTAATTAAATTGCTTGAACCTAAAGCTAGTATTGAAAAAAGCATTGCTAATCCTAATCCTTCTATAATTGTTGAAAATATGTGCGGTCTAGAATATTTAAAAACATTAGACCCTAACTCTATTGATTTAATATTAACAGACCCGCCTTATATTATATCTAAGTCGAGTGGTCTAGATAAGCATTATAATAATGTTAAATATAATGAAGCTAATGACATTAATGAGGTAAAGTCAGAAGAAGAATGGACAAATTATAAACTGCAAAATACTATTGAAGACGACACACATAAAAGCAATTATATTAAATATGGGTCAATATATGGAAAAAAATATTGCGTTAAAACTGACTATGGGTCTTGGGACAGTGATTTTAGTCTAGCTATTTTGGAAAAGTTTATTGAGCTTTATTATAGCAAACTAAAAAAAGGAGGCACATTAATTATGTTCTTTGACTTATGGAAAATTACAAACCTAAAAGACTTATTAGAAAAATACAATTTTAAGCAAATCAGGTTTATTGAGTGGATTAAGACAAATCCACAACCAAGAAATAGTAAAGTCAATTATTTAACTAATACTAGAGAGATTGCGCTATTAGGTGTTAAAGACAGCAATCCAACATTTAATAGCAGTTATGACAACGGTATTTATAGTTATCCGCTACAAGGCGGTAAAAATAGGTTTCATCCAACGCAAAAGAGTCTAGCGCTATTTGAAGAACTCATTAAAAAACATTCGAATGAAGGCGATACAATATTAGATACATTTTTAGGCTCCGGAACAACTGCACTAGCTTGTAAAAACACTAAGCGACTATTTAAAGGTTGCGAAATCGATAAAACATATTATGACAAAATAGTGACGCTTTTACAATAACAATATAAAAACAATATAAAGACTAATCCATAAATTATACTTGGATTACAAAGCAACAATTGTAAAATGTTGTCCAAACACTGTAAGCAAATTTTCAAATGCCCAGCGAAATTTAATGCAGTCGCGATTTTTATGCACTTGAAATTCGCCAATTGTTATTCCATTTATGCTAATAGACGAACTCTCATTCCATAGCTTTTTTTTAATATTATGACTAAAGTTAATGCTATTGGCTGACCAATTTATCTCTTCTTTTAATACAATAAAGGCTAGTAAATCACTAGTTTTATTATAATATAATATAGGACAATCAAACGTATGCGCACTATAGACTTGCAATAAATTGGCAATGTTATTGCTAATAAATGTCTTGATTTGGTCTAAGCATATACTTATGTCAAGTGCGAAAAACTCGCAAAACTTTTTGCGTGAGGGTTGCCCTAATACTTGCGGACACACTTTGCCGGTCTTATTTTTGCTCGTTTTAGCGCTTAAATGGATTAAAGGGTCATCTACACATTCAAAATCATATTTGCTCCCACGACTTGCACAATGCCTAATGTTATAAGGAAAGACATTTTTAAGATTGCTAAGTCTGTTTTTGAGAGATTGTGCTTCAGCCAAACTATATTTGTAAGTTCCATCATAAGGCGTTTCATAATTCAAACAAATTGCCATTTCGAACATTTTGCCCAAATCTTCAGTAAGCACCTTTTTGGTTGTTGCAGCCATAATAGATTATTATTAATGTTATAAGTCTAATAATAATAATCTTTATCTTTAATTCAATTTTTATTGGGTTTATCATAAAAATATTTAAAAATTGACTATATCTATAATTAAAGAAATCAAAAATTATATTTATTAAATATTTTTTTTGTAGTATGAATACTACTTTCATGTCTATTTACAATATAATAAATTGGATTATAATCTTTAGCACTATCAGAATCATGATATGTATTTAACATTGTATCTAGCTGTTCATAATTAAAGTTATAATTTGTAACCAAGTTATACCAAGTCTCATGGACTAGATTAATACCATTTTGTTTAAAAAAAATAATATATTTTTTTGGAATATACATCATCATATCATTAACTCTTGGATGTATTCCAATTTTATGGTGTGGTTCAAAACATATTGAAGGAAATAAAATTTTATCATCATCTAGTTTAAAAATGTCCATAAATTTGTCCTTTAAAAATAGATCTATTCTCATACATAATATAAAATCATAACTAGTAATATTTTCTACTCTATTTATGCAATTATTAATTAATGTATTTACTCCTAATAAATTTGTATAAAATATACTATCATATAATACATCTTTATAGATATAAGTAAGATTTTTATCATAACGTGTACTATAACTATTAATACTAACACTAATATTTATATTTTTTTTTTTTAAATTTGATATAAATTTTATATGTGATTTTGCTGCATTTATTTGTTCTTCATATGATTGTTCAGAACCCGTATTTCTATTTCCTTGACCACCTAAACGAAATGATTCTCCAAATAATATTAATAATCCATTTGTCATTTTATATATTTGTAAATAATAATTTTTAAATATTAATTATTAAATATTATTAATTATTAAATATTATTAATTATTATTAATTATTAAATATTATTAATTATTAGCTAAATCATTAATCAAGAAACACCGAATTCATTTTTATATTTGCCTCATTATAATATTTTTTCCTATATTTCTTCATTGTGCTGTCTTTTATGCGTGTATTTTTAAAATAACTATAAGTTTTATTTTCTTGCAATAATTCTATTATAAAATATAACGCATACATACCACATTGCCCGTCACCATATTGATGAGTAAAACCTTCATTGTCATCTACAGTTAATTGAATATTTAAATTGCGCGCTTGATCCACGATTCTGTTTATTAATACTTTTATTTGTTTTGGCATTTTTGTCCCATTACTATCAAAGTAAAAAATGAACTTTCTAGTCAAATCAACAAATAAGGATATCCAATGTTTTCCAGGTTTATTATGAGGGTCAGTGTTAAATATTACTCCAATTTTGCTAATATTATTTTTAATATGATTTTCTAAATTAAAATTACATAATTGCTCCCAAACACAAGTAGAAAACATTTCTTTTGTATCAAAATCTATAGGTGTCGGCCCTATAAACTTAAAATGTTTATGGGATTTTTCATATTGTTTCATTATTTTAGTTATATCAACACTAGAAAGCCACGTATTGGGCTTTGACGACCAAGTTTCGGGAGAAAACGGCTTAAATATTTCTTTTATTAATAATTCTCTATTATTGACTTTACTTAATGGCGTTTTTTCTAACCAACATAATTCATCATAGCATTGTTTATCTAATTTTTGCTTGAAAAAATTCCATATTTCTTTACTATTATTAGTCAAAATTTTGTTGCTATTATTAGCATTCCACACATTTTTAAATAATTGCAAATTATTACGCGTATAGCAAGTATAGTGTTTCAACTCGCTATCAACATATTTATTTTGATACGGTGAGCATTTGAGTTTGCGAAATTTACGCGTATTTTTTTTACATTTGCGACCTATTTTCTTAAATGTATTATACATATTATTTTATAGTATTATTTAATATAGTAATATAAAATAATTTTTTAACTGCGTTTTTGTGGAAGTATTTTTCTTTTAGTGTTTGAGCTTTTTCTAACAACAAACAAATCTAAATTTGTAATGCATTTTTTAGCGCACATACTATTTAGTGTTGCATTATGTAAATTGAAATCATTTAAAGAGGTGTCGTCGCAATAATTGTGTGCGTTTGTAAAGTCTTTAAGCTCTTCTTTTATAGAGTTTTTGAGCTTTTTTTCCTTTAAATGGCTTATTAAATTTAATATATATAACAAATAATAAAGCTTGTATTTTTCGCCATTTGCTATTTTAGAGTCATCGCTATTTTCTATAAGTTTTTCTAAAGTTGTTGCATTATATTTAATTATTTGTTCTTTGTAAGTGGCTATGTTTTCTTCTATATTAGTATAAATGTCTTTTAATAAATAATTAGCGCTTAGTAATTGTTCTAATTTATTTGTTCTAAAAGACGGGTTATGATTTTGGTTTGCAAAATAGCGTAAATCAATATTGTTTATTGCTAGGTCGGCTTTTTGCTTTTGTAAAGTCTCTTGGTCCTTTAATCTCTCAAGTTCCTTTAATCTCTCGACTTCTAATTTTTCTTTATCTTTATCTTTATCTTTATCTTTATCTTGCTCTTGTGTTTGAATTAAATCTATACTTACAACTTTTAATTGTTTTGATTTTTTCTTTTTTTCTTTAGTTTCTTTTGTTTCTTTTAATGTGGTGCTAGTGTTAAGCATTTTATTATAAATTTATTTTATATTTTTTAATTGAACTCGTGTCGAATTATAAAATAATTCATTTCCTATTGTTGAAAATCTATTTGGATTAAAGTCTTGAAATTGTTGTTCTCTAAATAATAAATGGCTATCTAAATTCTCATTTTTGGGTGCAAAATTTATGTTGTTTTCATATAAATCACTGGTGCTAGGTGGAATATATGCTTTTTGGTCTGCCTTTTGTAGAGCAAAAAACTGATTTCTCAAAGTAGATTCTCTATCTATATTGGAAGCAAACCCGCAATAATGCATTTTTCTAGTTCCAGGAAAGAAAACAGAACTAGTATCATAATTATTATAATTTACTATAGGCTCTACTGATTTTACTAGCGGAGCAACAGTCGGCATAAACGTATATTTAGTATTTACTGGCCTAAATGAAAAATTCATTGTTAAGCCACTTGACGGATAGTTTCTATTAGAAATCTCACTATTTATAAAATTTTGCTTATCAAAATTAGCTAGCTTTATATTATAAACATCATTATCAATAGTTACACTCATTATTAATAATATAATATATATAATTATAAAAATAATATAATTATAATATTTAAAACTAATATTTAAAGAAAACTGCAAAAAAAAACCTATATAGTTTATAACATTAGCTCTATATTGTTTTCTACTAACGCTTAACGCCGCTTAATATTATAATTTAAATAATATTTAAAATCATTTAAATTATGCTTATGCTGCATTTTGCTAGTAAGCATTAATGTCTTATATTCTCTCGCTAGACTAGCCCTATGATTGCGTTGCTCCTTCTTAAATTGTTGGAGCCTATTTTTCTCTTGTGTCCTTAAATACTCTAGGTCAAACATATTTGACATAAGATTATGATTAGATAGCAAGCTGATTAACACAAGCGCTGATGTTGCCATATTAACTTAATAATAAATAATAAATAATAAAAAGAAGAAATCAATTTTTTTTATTGCCAGTGTTTTCTATGAGAACGTGAATGCCGTGACTTGCTTTTATATCCTTGAGCAGTAAACTGACCTAACTGGACATTGCTTAGCCCACGCTGAAGATTTGTATTTATATAAGATTGAAATTTCCACGCCTCAGGCACCGCTAACTCTTGTAATTGTGAAATAGGTTTTTGTAATTTATTCAAAGTATGCCAACTAAAGGTGTGAATTTGATTAGTTAAATGTTCAAATAACAATTAAATTATTTAAATTTATCCTTTACAAAATTTACTACATTAGAACCCATTTTAACTTCTGATTCTGGCGATTTTGCACTCCATGCGCTAATTATATTACGAATCAGTTTATCTTTTGGAATACACTTTATAAATGACTCTGTTAACTTATCGCTCCCCTTTCCTAATAAATTACATGCTACATCCACTAGAAGCTCTATGATTTCATATTCAATGTCTAAATCAGTATTTTTCTCCATCAATTTAATTGCATTAATTGCTTGTTCTCTTGTTACTCTACTCCTATCGTGTTCTTGAACAATAATTATATTTGGTTTAATTGGTTCTGGTTCTGGTTGTTGAGGTGGAGATGGTGGAGGTTCTGGTTCTTGAGGTGGAGATGGTGGAGGTTCTGGTTGTTGAGGTGGAGATGGTGGAGGTTCTGGTTGTTGAGGTGGAGATGGTGGAGGTTCTGGTTGTTGAGGTGGAGATGGTGGAGGTTCTGGTTGTTGAGGTGGAGATGGTGGAGATGGTGGAGATGGTGGAGATGGTGGCGGAGGTTCTGGTTCTGGTTGTGGTTCTGGTTGTGGTTCTGGTTGTGGTTCTGGTTGTGGTTCTGGTTGTGGTTCTGGTTGTGGTTCTGGTTCTTGTGGCAGAGGCTGTTTATCAGTATTATAATCTCCATGCTTAGATTTCATATTGGTAAAATAATTATCTGTTAGTTTTAAGATATTAAATCTAACAGATGGTTCTACCTCTCTATCATCTGATAAAGTTTTACTTTTATCAGACATAAGTAAATGGTCACTTTTCCTATCATAATGAATCACACCTCTAAATTGAGTATATCTAGTTTTATGACTTTTAAACTTGCCCCACATTAATCCTAATGGTTTGCTTGTAGTTCCTACAATACTTCCTCCAGCTACTTCTCTAAATCCATAAAATCCCATTTTACCAGCATCGTTAATTTTATTATCTTCGTTTAATTCCTTTTTAGCAGTTGAACATAATAATATTATTTTGGATCTAATAACATAGTTTTTTTTTATATAATCAAAACTATACATCGTTTTTTTACTCTTGGTCAATGAGTCTATTGTTTGGCCTGTATAATAATTACCAAACTTAGAATTAGGTGGAATTTCAAAATCATTTGTTTCTAAGTTATTACTGTTATCAAATACGTCATAATTATCAATGTCTGGTGAATCTAATATAAAACTTCTTTGCTCCTCCTTATTATTAATATTTTCACAGCAAATAATCTTAAATTTTTTTATCTTGTTTTCTAATATTTTTTTTTGAGTAATAGGTTTGTCAAATTTTAATTCGCTATTGTCATATACTTTAAATGTAATAGTTACACCTTCCCTGTTAATTTGAACGAGATGCTCACATAAATCATCATATAGAAGACTATTATTATCTTTAATAATGTAATCAGTCACATCATTATTTTTAAGTCTAGACAATAGATTTTTACAAATAACCAGCGCTCCTGTAGTAAATCCAGGTTTAAAGTGTTCTACAAGTGGTTTATTAAAAGGATTCTCTTGATACTCAACCGCTTTTTTTATAGAATTAATAGTTTCACTTTTTTCAACATCCCATATTGTTCTTTCGTAGATTCCCGATGATGTAATTGTATGATGTTCAATTAAATTACTACAACGCATTGTTTCAATTGTACCTCCTATTCCATATTCACTAAAACCTGTTGGGTCGCCATGATGTGAATATAATTTGTATATTTGTTTTGACTTTAAATTGTTAATACCAGTTAATGAGGTTGCTCTATCTACTACTAGAATTTCATAAGGCTTATTATCTTTTAATCTTATTATAATGTCTATTTCTCCTTTAATAGAAGGTTCTTTTATAGTTTCTAGTCTGAGCTTTTCTAAAGAATTATGTACTAATTCTTTAATAGGTAATATAATGTTTGGAGCTGCTTTTCTTTCCGCTCGAATCATACCTGTAATATTAATATCATCATTTTCATCATCATTATCATGCATAATATGTCTCTCTGATTCCATTTATGTAAAGTCAGTTATGTTTATATATAAAAAAATAATCTATTTTAGAATCAATTTTTTTTAGAATCAAATTTTTTTGATTATTAGTTTTCAATACCCGTTTTATCATTAGTGAACCAAATCATTTTAATAGTATGCATATTATTTCTAATAATATTATACGATATGCTTAAAGCATAAAAACTTATTAATTTATAATAGTCTTCTTTTATTATCCACTTTAATACTTCATTATAGTTATTATAGTTATATGAAATTAGCACTATATTCGGTATAAAATGCTGAATTTCTTTATGTCCAATAGTTTCAAGCTCGGCCCACTTTTCATTTTTTCCAAATAATTCATAATTATAGTTGTCCACTATATATTCATCCATAGAACCATAATCCTTTATAGAATAATTATACAAATCCAAATATTTCGTTATATTAGATTCATTCATAACAATAAGCTCTACGCTTTTTTTAACACTAGCAATCAAATCATTAGCTTTAAGCATCTTTATTCTTACTTTTAATATATTACTATTAATATAGCACTAATAACTTAGTCAATTTTTTTTATATCATTTTTATATATCATTTTTTTGTATGATGTTTTGATAATTTATTATTAATTTCTACAATACATTGACTTGTAGAAGTTTCAAATAAGTCCGGTATAAACGAGTGAATTAGCGCTTTAATTGCCGAAATAAACAATATAGCAACATAATTTAAAGAAATAAACATATGTTCAAAATAGCCCATATTCATTGCTTTTAAATGTTTAAATTCGAAAAACATTTTTGCTATAACATAATATAATAATATTTTTCTAATAACTTTTATAAAAAAAGGTATTAATTATATGATATAATGTATAACTTAAATATAATAAGCTAATTATTAGTGCTACTATATTTCTAGATAAAGTATAAGGCCAATAAGGTAAATAATATGTTATTGCTAATGCTATTAGGCCAAACACATATATAATATTATTATATGCAAAATGTTTTTTAATATTTAACAATGGATAAAATCCAGCAATATGCATAATTAGCCCAGCAAAAAGGATTCCTAGTAATTGTTCTCGCTTGCTCTTATTATAAGAGTCAATAGAACCAACTATTCCAATGCATAGGAAAATTAAACTTACATATTTAATATAAGAATTAAAATAGTATATTAACACTAAAACGCTAGGAACTAAAACCCAACTTAATTCACCGTGAGCTATTTTATAATGATAATAATAAATAGCATAGTTTTTGAATGTTAGTTCCATTATTATTTTTTGTAATTATATATAACTCATTTTTATAATTTTTATAATTTTTAATATTATGAAATTTTCAAAATATTAATAATTAGTTATATATAATGACATCTAAAGTTGTCGGCGAAGGTACATATGGTTGTGTATTAAAACCGCCAATTTTATGTGATGAAACTAGTAATCTTGTATCACAAGATTATGCCAATAAAATATCCAAAATAATGACTAGAGAGCACGCTATTAATGAAAATGCAGAATATAGCGCAATAAATAATATACAAGGTTTAGATAAATATGCTATAACTGGTCCATTATTGTGCAAGCCTTTATTAGACAAAAATTTTAATGCTAGCGTTAAAAAATGTAAAACGCTAAAAGTTAAAACCGCGTTTAATAATAGTAAACATGATTTACGAATGTTATTATTAGAAGATGGAGGCTTAAGCATATATGACCATATAACTAAAGTATTTATGTTACAAAGTTTAGACGAAAAGAAAGTCTTTTTGACCTCGCTAATAAAATTGTTTGACGGGCTACTCTTTTTTCAGTCTAACGAAATTATGCATAGAGATATTAAATTAGCCAATATGGTATATAATGTAAATAATGGTAGGGCAAAATATATTGACTTTGGCTTGATGACAAACTTCAAAAGATTTGCTAAAAGATGTAGTTCAAATACTGAAAGATTAGGTATAAGTCACACTTATTATGCGCCTGAAAATAGTTGCTCAAACAAATATTCGTTTAATTCTAATAAATTAAAATGCACTAAAATTAAAGAGCATTTTAAAACACACGAAGACTTTATTAGCTATTTACAAAAATCTTTTGACATTTATTGCTTGGCTTTAGCATTATTAAATATGGTGAGTGTTTTAGATTATAGAAATAGTGGACTTAAAAAAGAAGCTATTCCAGCTTCGTTTTTTGAGGAGTTTAGTATATTATTGCTTGGTTATGTTAAATATGATGTGTCCAAGAGAAATATTAATATATTGCAACTTAAAGAAAAGTATATAAGCTTGCTAAAAAAACACAATTGTTATTTAAAGAAGGCCACGCAACAACCCTCCCTAGAAGTTATTGATGTTATAGAGAAAATAAAGAAAAAAGAATTTAAAGCCGACTTAGCCAAAATATGCCCTCCTGCTAAGCCTGTGCTAAATCCTTCTACAAACAGGTGCGTTGTTGACTGCAAAACAGGGTTTATTAGAAATAAGAGCTTTAGATGCGTTAAAATGAATTTAGCAAAGGATTTAGCAAATAGTAAGAATAAAAGCAAGAGCGCAAGTGTAACAAGAAAGAAGCACAACACAAGTTTAGTTGTTAATGATTCTTCACTTGCTAAAAAGCAACTTTGTATAAGCAAAAATAAAGATTACAATCATATTACAAAGCGTTGTAATGCTAAATGCCCTAAGCATAAAACACGTAATTCATTATTTAAGTGCGTTTAAATATTAAATAGGAAAAAATTGAAACCTAAATTTTATAGATTATACTTTATAATTTATATTAATAAAGTATAAAATGGAGACTTATTGCAATGAAAAAATTAGTGATTTTGATTTATGTGGAACACAATATAGTATTGAAGTTTTAACAAAGCATATGTATTATTTAAATAAAAAAGTGGTGCTTAACACTCAACATTTAACAGCCCATTTTTGTGTAAGATTTATTTTAGATATGGACATTGAGTCGGGAAGCGAAGATAGCTATTGTTATGATAAAAATCATATTCTTAGTAGGCAAAAACATATTACAAGTGAAGAATTTGATGAAGCTTATGAGTTATATTATAGCTAAATAATTATATTAAAACATATTAAAGCATAAAATATATGTTTTATTTAAGAAGCTATGGATATAGAACTCCTTCAGCAAGCATTAGAAAATGATGCTAATTTAAATATAATAAATACAAATATTCAAGAAATTAAGCGCAAGAAAAACGAAATATTGCAAGAGCTCGGTCTTAAGCGTGACGATTTGAAAAGTTTTCATAAAAAATTAAACGGTTATATGTATGTTGACAACTTAAAGGATTTAAAATATGGGCGAAATATACGATGGGTTAATTTAAAAAAAATAGAGCACATTAAAATAACCAATGGGTCTATTTTATGTGATATTAAAATACACGACAAAGGAATTGCGCTAGTTTTAAAAGGCTATAATCACAGTTTTATTACGCTCTATTTAAATGAAAATATTATATTTCAAAAAATTAATGATGAAGAAAAAATACTCCTTAAAGCAGTCGACTATTTAAACAAACAAGGATAGTATAATATAGTATAAAATTGATTCTTTAGCTATACTTGTTTTTTTTTTATTATAAACAAATATAGCTATATTAATGAATTGCGTACCTTGTGACTATTTAAACATTAAAGAATTGCCTAACGATGTTGGAGAGATTATATGTGGGCACCTTTTTAAAGATTATCAATTTCTCTCAAAGCTTAAAACAACGTGTAAGGCACTACATAAATCTATTAGTGTTTTTGCTATTGCTAAATTAATGTTGCCTACTAAACTTGGGTTGTTTAGTTTTCGCGATTTATGTATAAATGTAGATTGTTATGAAGACACTTATGATGTATTTACATTTGTTCATAACTATTATTATACTCGCTACTTACATTCAAGACAATATGCATTGAATGCTACAACTATTATAGTTAATGCACAATATTATAATATTAAATCTCATTATTGTTGCGAGTGCTTGAAAAAGTTTGTGTTAGTTGGTTCTAACTCAAATGTAATAGAAAACTATCACAACTCTGAAGAAGTTAATATAATATTTTAATCCATTTAAACATTAAAACATAAAAGACACAAAAAAAATTGATTGTTTTTTTTTGCATCTATTTAATGAGGATAAAATATGGTTCTCGGTTTTTGCGACCTTAACGATGATGTTATTCAAATTATTATAGGTCGCATAAAACACTATAACTATCTTGCGTTGTTTAAAAGGACGTGCATAGCTAACTATAATAGTGTGTCACGCTTGTCAATTGCTAGACTTATGTTGTCTTACAGACTAAGTCTATTTTCACCAAGAACATTTTGTATTAATATTAATTGTGCTGATGATACTAAGGCAGTATTTGATAAACATTATCGCAATGGTTATGATAGTTACGTTCATATTAAGCAATTTGCCTTAAAACAAACAACAGCCTTAATTAATGAGCAAAAGTATAAGTTTAATACGCACTATTGTAGCGAATGCTTGAAAAAATTTGTTTTAGTTGGAGATTTGAAAAATGTTAAGCACAATTATGACTATATAGATGAAGTAAATATTAGTTATACTAGATGTAAGTATATATTTATATAATGATTTAAAAAAAATTGATTGTTTTTTCTCTCTTAACAAACTAATTATAGTAAATATGGAAGTCCAAACGTGCGCCTATACAAGTCCTAATGTGTCTAACTTTAACTCTAATTATGGAAAAATTAACATCACTTCTGTTATTATGTGTTTCCTTATTATTTATAGCACAGCTTTAAGTATTGTGTTAAGTGTAAAACAACTTATTCAAATTATTAAGGAAGAAGAACTCTTGAATGAAGAAGAAGAAGAAGAGAAAGAAGAAGAAGAAGAAGTTATCGATAGAGTTGAAGTTCAAACGCAAACAAACGAAGAAGATTATAAAGAGGAAGAAGAAATTTTACTTGCCAATTATAATGCTAAAGACAGAGCATTAGCATTACAAGCAGCATATGACGAACGCGCTAAACTTACATTTGAAAAATGGCGCGAGGCACATTATAATTTATTTAAAATTAAACGAGAACTTGCACCACATGGCGGTGAGGGCTTCTCCTACACCGAGAACGCCAACAAGTATCGTACTTTTATGATGAAAATGCAAGAAGAATATCTTGAAACAAATGAAAAATTAACTCGTTTAGAGGCATTTAATGCCTTAAAAAAAGCAAGAACATTAGATATAAAGCATTATAAAGAGTTTATTCATTTATTCAATTCTTAAATAGCAATTGTTGCTATACTTTAAAAAAATTGATTACTTTTTTTTAGCATTTATTAATAGCCTCCACAAAAAGCACAGAGCAAAAAACAAGAGCGCTATGACAAGCGCAAGCACTAATTCAAGCGACCACGTTTCGTTTTCAGTCGCACAAGAGAGGTTGCTTGAGTTTTTTGAGAAGTTCGTTCCGACCAAGCGTACATACTGTATCAATCCAAACTGCATAGAGGAAACAGAAGGCGCTGTGTTATATATATGGGAGAATAACTCACTGGCTTACGAACACAATGAACGGCAAACAGCATTGAACATTACAATCATGCGAGTAAACGGAAAACCACATTGGGTTCAGAGTCATTATTGTTGCGAGTGCTTCAAGAAACATGTTTTGGTGGGAAACAACAAGAATGCTTCGCAACACTATGGGGGTTATTGTGACGGAGTTCAAGAGGTAGAAGTATACTTTCATAATGAGCCATGGCCTTCTACGTGGCATAATCGTGAAACAGGAGAGGATCACGTGCTTACTGAGCTTCAGGAATATATGTTGGCAACCGACTAGATAGATGTTGTTATACTTTTTAAAAATTGATTTTTTTATTATTTTTGCACTATTAACAAAATAACAAAATAATTAAAGCTTTAAAATGATGAGCGTAAGCAACATTTGCGAGTTACCAAGCGACATTATGACACTCATTATAAAACAACTCGGCAATTATGAATACATAATTGGTCTAAACATTACTTGTAAGTCATTGTCTAACTTGATTTCAAAATTTGCTGTTACAAAGGAGATGTTTGCTGTGTTGTTTAGCAGATTTAATCCTTATGAGTTACAGAACTATAATCCACATCGTAAGTATATGGCAAGATGTGTAAATGAGCGTTGTAAAGAGGAAACCCATAACGCGTGTGTATACATATGGGAGGCTCACAATGGGATTGGTTATGTACATGGAAAACAAGATGCACAAAACACAAATTTAATGGTAATTAATAAGAAAAAATTCTGGTTTCGCTCTCCTTATTGTTGTGAATGCTTTAAAAGACACGTTTTAGTAGGAAACAACAAAAAGGTTGCGCAACATTACGGAAGTTATTGTTATGGAATACAACAAGTAGTTGTAACCTTTAACACAACACAACCCTCTAGTTGGTATGATTGTGCTAGAGATTGGTATGGACCTTTAGTGGAGAGACAGGTGCGTCTTTTAAATAGTTAAAGTGCTTATTTGTATTAGCGCTACAAAAAATTGATTTATTTTTTTATCAATTATTTATAGTACCAAAAAAACACAACTATGACAAGTGTTAAAACAAGTAACCAAGTTTCATTTTCGGTTGCTATAAATCGGTATCAGGAGTTTTTTGAAAATTTTATTCCAACGCAGTGTCAAGAATGTATCAACCCCAACTGTAGTCAGAAGAAACAAAGCGCAATAAAACATATTTGGCATGCTCACACACTTATATATAAACCTAATGAAGACCATATGGCGTCAACTATAGCACCTACGTTAAATATAATAACAATGCTGGTTAATGGAGAGCAATTTACTGTTATGTCACATTATTGTTGTGAGTGCTTCAAACAACAAGTGAAAAAAGACCGGAGTGCAAGGCAGAGAGCAAATCAAGAAAAGCGCACACAAGAAAAGCAGGCGCGCTATTGCTTACAACGAGATTTGCGTTTAAAAGAAGAGGAGGAAAAAGCTAAAGCACAAACTAATGATTAAATGCTATAACAACATTTTTATAGATGTTGTTATACTTTTTAAAAATTGATTTCTTTTTTTTTGCCATTTATTTATAGTCCGGTCAAAAAGAGAGAAGAGCAAAGAGAGAAGAGCAACGATGATGTGCCAAGCTTGCGAGCTCAACATTTGCGACTTGCCAAGCGAGATCATATCACTCATTGTTGATCGGCTTGGAGACAAAGACTACCTCGTGAGCTTCAAGGAAACGTGTGTGTTGTTTAGCAAATCCGTGAGCCAGTTTTATATTGCGGGGCAAATGGTGGCTACGTTGTACGGGGTGTTTACTGAGCGCTATGTTGACAAGCGTTTTGAGAATCAATATATAATGGGCGACTGTGCAAACGCAAACTGCTACTACGATACTGAAGCAGTGTGTGAGTATGTATGGAATTATGGTTACAGCCGCTACTATCATCGTATTCAAAAGCCAATGCAATGCACGACCATGTTTGTCGATGGAAAAGAGTATCCTGTCAAACATCATTATTGTGCTGAGTGCTTTGTGAAGTTTGTATTGGGTGGGTCAAATCCAAACATGTCGCGGCACTACGGGGACTATACTAGCGATGGAAACAAGCAAGTGAATGTGACCTTCAATGCGGAGCCAACACCTTCAACGTGGATACATTACCAAACAGGCGCAAAGGAACCATTGTTACAGTGGCAAGTAGATGCTATGAATGGTAAGTTTCCATAGCATATACTTGTGTTGTGTTGTGTTATGTTGTGCATTTTCTCTTTTCTCTTTTCCTATTTTTTGTTTTTATTGCTACATACTAACTAGTCAACCAATTTAAACCCATCTTCAATAATATTATAGTTAAACCCCCAATCATCTATTTCTTTCGGCGTTATACATCCATTTTTAAACGCCTCATTGTAATTCCAATAATGTACTGGCTCAAGTATCCATTGCTGACTATTTAAATCGACCAATCCAGAAGCATCAAAATCAAATAATTTATAAACTCCATCTACTGATTTAGCCAAGTTATCGAACTTCCAATCTACATACATAATTCCTAAGCCTTGTAAGTAAGTTTTCACGTTTTCCATTACTTCTTGTATTTCAATTAAATCGTCATAGCTCATTGGATGTAGTCCAACATAACATGAAGCCGATTTTTCAGTGCATAATTGTTCCATAGTAATATAGTCATCTGTTACATCATAATAATTAACTATATTTGGATGAGGGTTTTCCATTAATATTTTAACAATGGTTCTTTCAACATTATTTGAATATGCGTGGCTTTTAGTGAGCGGAGGACCATATTTTCTAAAAAAAGTAATTCCATCATAAGTTTCATCTGTTTTTAATGTGCTGTCACTATTCATATTATAAATAGTAGATTGTTCCATTATTTTCTCAGTTTCTTAGTAGTCTTGTTTTTTAATAATAACTGTGCTAAATCTTTAAATAGTTTATGTTTATTATTCTTGCTGGATTTAAGGACCATCTTTTTCTTACAACTGAATCCGTTTATTTTTAAGTGTTTTTTTTGTAAAACGCTATAAATACATATACCAATAGCCCGGCTTTCTGGATTATTTGCATTTGGAACTTTTTTAATACAGCTACAAAGTTTTTTAGCAATTATGTGCTCGGCTAATTTCTTAAGATGGCTAATATTCGTTTTTTTAAACGGCACATTGTAATAATCCAAAATTTTTATATAGTCTGCTTTAGTTAAATCCATTATATATATAATTTATTTAATTTTTATTTATTTTTATATTATCATTTTTTTATTTAGTTATCATTTTTTATTTTTCATTTTTTTTGTTATAATTTTTTATTTTTTATTTTTTTATGATTAAAATATTAAAATTATATAATATATAATGAATACTAAAAAACTCTTTAGTTATACATTGAAATTATCTGTAATTGTTCAATTTGCAACATTAGCAATTAATTTATTGGTAAGTACAAAAAATATACCACGTGAATATTATATAATAAAGGAATTGTTTTTTTTAGAATTATTTGTCCAAATAATTGAAGGCTTGTTTTACATTTGGTTAACTTATAATTTTAATAAGCTAAGCAATATGACACCTAATAGATATATGGATTGGGTTGTAACTACACCAACTATGCTTATAACACTAATTTCATATTTAATATTTTTAGAGGCAAAGGTTACAAAACAAACAGGCACTTTGAGATTAACCTCTATATTAAAAATGAATTATAAAACGCTAGTTCCAATATTGAACTTAAATTGGATGATGCTCTTATTTGGGTATTTGGGTGAAATAAATGTTATTCCGGTTGTTTACAGTGTACTATTAGGGTTTATACCTTTTTTAATTTATTATTATATGATTTATAAAAATTTTGTAGCTAATAATAAATCCACAACAGGTTCAGGATTAAAACTATTTATGTACTTTTTCTTTTTCTGGTTGCTATATGGAGTTGCTGCATTTATGCCATATTATATTAAAAATATAATGTATAATATATTAGATCTATTTTCTAAAAATTTCTTCGGAATATTCTTGGTTTATATTATTTATACAAATAATTATTAGGCATTAAGCAACAAACTATTTATAGGCACTAGCATTAGTAGCAGTAGTAGCACTAGTAGCAATATTGGCAATACTACTTACTCCAGAGCTAATTAATTCTATTGTTTTATTTTGTAAATACTTCTCAATTGACCCGATTAGTGCAGTTGATAATAATAAAAATATACCCGATGAAAATACTAACCGTCTATCAAATTCTCCAAATTCCCGCCCTTTATATGTAATAGGATTATACCTTATAACTAGCAAGATTCCTATATATATTTGTAAAAATGTTCTCAAATAGCGCATGTATCTCGGCGCAAAACCTCCTATTCCTAATAGCACAATTATATATAATACAAAACTTATGTTTATCAAATATAAAAATACTAACTCACTAAATTTTCTCTTTTTAGACATATTATTAATAATTAACAATATTATTAATAATTAACAAAACTCATAAAAATTTATTTAAAAAACTCATAAAAACTTATAAAAATTCATAAAAAATCAAAAAATAAGCAAAAAACGCATACAAAATCCCAAGACCATATATCATAACAAATTTTTAAACAATCAGCAAAAAACAAAGCCAAAGGCACATAAACTTTTGCAAATCTCTCTTTTTACCGAATTTATATTTATAAAATTTTTTTGATTTTGGACATTTATAAATGTCCATTTTTAAATTAGGCAAGCCTTTATAGGTTTTTCTAAAACAAAATCAGGGATTTTTCAGTTTTACACCATAAAGCTTTTATAAATTTTCTAAGTGTGCAAAAAAAGCCCTTACCATACATTTTTTAGGCCTTTTTTCGATTTTTTTGCGCGTTTTTTATAAGTATAAAATACTTATAAAATACTTATAAAATACTTATAAAAAACGCGCAAAAAAGCGCAACTTTTTACACGCTCGAAATTTTGTTATCATAACAGCTCTCATTTATTTTTTTATGCAGTTTTTTTTGAGAGCATATTTTAAAATACTTATAAAAGCGCTTTTTTAGCGAAAAGGATTTAAGGATTTTTTATAACTATATAATAATTGTATATGATTAATAAAGGAGTGAAAAGCTTATATTTATATGAATGTAAATCCTGTAACTATAATACGTATAAAAAGGGGGACTATGGGCGACATATACAAACAGGAAAACACAAAAATAATGAGCTACTTATAAATATTAGTGAAAAAACGTGTGCAAAATCTTATATATGTGAATGTGGCAAAAGTTATAAACATAACCAGAGCTTATATACTCATAAAAAAAAATGCGCTTTTGTGAATTTAGAAATAAGTAATAGTGGTGAAGATGTTAATGTTAATGAAACTAGCGCTAGCGCTAGCGACATTAACAATACTATGATAATGAAGCTATTTACTGAAAATAACGATATTAAGAACTTGCTAATCATTCAACAACAACAAATAATGGAGCAACAGAAACAATTAGGAGAACAACAAAAGCAATTAATAGAATTTGTTCCAAAGCTAGGCAATATTACAAATAATAACACACATATAAAACAGAATTTTAATATTAATGTTTTTCTTAATGAACGGTGTAAAAATGCAATAAATATGAACGATTTTATAAAACAAATAAAATTAACATTGGAAGACCTGGATTTAACAAAAAATAAAGGTTTAGAAATAGGACTAAGCAACGCTATTATACAAACAATAAGTAAATTGTCGCTTTTTGAGAGACCGCTACATTGCACCGATCCCAAACGCGAAACTTTATACATAAAAGACAATGATTTATGGGAAAAAGATAGCGATAAAACAAAAATAAAAGGGGCTTTACATAACTTAAATAAAGCACATTTTAAGCTGATTCAAGATTGGATTGCAAAAAACCCCGACTTTAAAGAAAACGACGCAAAGCAAGACTATTTTGCATATTTATTGAAAACTTGCTCGGTTAATTTAAAAACTATTGACGATAAAATAATCAAGAAAATATGCGCATCTAATAATTTAAAAACAAATTTAAAAGAGTTCGAAAATATTAATTATGATTAATCGACCAAATAATAATATACATTTATATTAGTTTAATATAAATATGGATGGCATTCTGGGAGAATTAAAAAAACATTCACAACAACAAGCACCTAGCCCAAAATCTATTAACCCAAAATCTATTAAATCATCGAAACTTAGGATTTTATCGAAATCAGAACCTTTATCGGTAACTGGGAAATCAGAAGCTTTATCGAAATCTAAACCTATATCGGTAACTAAGAATTCATCGAATTCTGAACCTTTAGCGGTAAATGGAATAAGTAAAACATTATACAGCCGTAATAATCCCAGACAACAATTAGAAACGCCTCCTCTTGCTGAAAACACAGCCATCAAGAATGCTGACCGAGAATTACGTAAATCAATAGAACCATTTACTTCAAACAGTATAATTAGAAAAATTAAATGTGAAGTAGTCCGTGCTGAAAATGAGGAAGAACAAACAGCTGAAATAACAGGCAAAGAGGTACTGTCCTATGGAGTAACTCTTTTAGCACGTGGAATAAAAGTAGGTGAAGCCACAATGGATTATCTAAGAGAAGTTTTACCGGAGAAATTTGAAGAGATGATTAATGAGGCTCAAAAAAATAAGGAATCTAATGGAAAACCAAAGATAGGAGGAACAGTAGGAGGCGTAAAGCCAACAGTTGAATCAAAACAAGTTAATCCAGTCTTTAAGATATCATTATTTGCTGGGCTTCCTTCATTATTTGCTTTCATATTTTTAATATTTTTTTTATTATGGGTAATAATAATGGGATTATTAAATAGGTTTTTAGGGGATGAATATGCTTTACCAAATGTTAAATTTGATAAAAAAACAACACAAATAGTATATTCTATTTTTTTTGCAATAACAAGTTTGGTTTTAATGTTTTATTTATTTATTGATTATTATCGTAAGATTGAAGATGAATTAGATATAGTTCAAATTTTTAAACAAGTTATTGGGGCGTCATATATTTTATGGCCTATAGCCATACTTATAATTGGTTCTGGTATTTCAAAAGCATTTTATAAAATATCTTGTAATGGTAACAAACCTAATGTACTAAGTTGGGCTAAAATAGTAGAGTCGACTGCCCTATATGTATTAGGTATATGCGTATTAATTACAGTAATGTTTCTATTTAAGCCAATTGACAATATGTATCGCTATACACTTCCTAGGATGATTCAAAAATTTTTTCAAAAAGGCAAAATTGGGGTAGCAGTAACTTTAAAACTTATGGTAATTTATATAGTATTACGAATGATAACAATAATGCTAGAAGATATTATTTCAAATAAGATTGTATTTTTTATTTCCAAATTAAATAATGATGTTGAAGCTCCACCAGTGAACTGTAATGCAGAAGAAGAAGAAAAAAATGCAAAGCAAAGTGAAGTAGCTAGGATATTGGAAGAGATTTATATGTATATTTCTGGAATTATTGTATGTATAATTATATTTTTTATTATGTTAATTCAATCCCCTCATCCTTATTTTGCAAGTGTCTACAAGATAAATGATAACATCGGTACGGGTCTTCAAAGAGTATCAAGTTTATCTACAAAATATATAGTTAAACATGACACTACTAAAGATTGTAATGAAAAGAGCAAAGGGCCTGGATTTTTTTCTCTTCCTGCTATTCCTACATCTGGTGCTTTTTCTCGAGAAGAAGCACCAGCACAATCAACAACAACAACTCCCGATAACAGTAGCAGTGGAAAGGGAAAGAAGTCGAGAGAACTATTTGCAGAAAATGATGCCAATAAAGCGCGAGAGCAGAAGATATAGCAAGGACACCAACACTAAACCCAGAAAAAAAATTGGAACAAATACCAGATACTGAAATAATTAAAATCGATAGAATTTAAGACATATAAACCCACAAACCCCTAAAATTTTTATAATATGTTAAAGTAAAATATTATAAAAATTTTAGAATTAAAATGATGACCCAAATGCTCCTCCTAAAGCGCCGTTGGCAGCCATTGGTTCCATAGACTCCATAAATGCATTTTGCATTGCCTGTCCTTGAAAGTTCATTCCTCCGCCATTATTAATCATATTTGGCAGCGAATCAATCATAGATATATTGTTTTGTGCAGGCATTTGGTTAGCTCTTGGAGCCATTAAAGTATTATCTAATGTATCAGCCCTGCTAACTTGATGAATTCCAGGTGTGGAAATAGTTTGATTTATTTTAGCATTACCGTGATTGCTTGCTCCCACGTGTGGGCTTTTACCGCTCCACGTTTCCATTACTCTATTATAGAGAATATTGATTTTGGCTCCTAACTTTGTTTGCATAGTAAAAATTAAAATCAACGTAGGAATAATGAAACTTACTTCATTAAATTTAGAATATGGCACCTTGCTATATGTTGGAAAATAACGAGTTATTTTATCAATAAAAAAGATTGCAATAAACAATACACCTAATTGAATAATGATTTCAAATAATATTTCTAAGTTAGCTTTTTTGTCATTATCTTCTGGAATATATTCTTTTACAAGTTTTAATAATATTACAACAGGGATTAAAGCAATTATTAAATATTGTAACATATTAAATAATAGTGCTTTATTATCGCTATCAAAGTTAAAAACATAATAAAAGAAACCAGAAGGACTTAATCTATTGCTAGTTCCGCCATTTATAAAATTTGTATTTGGAGTTTCGAAAGAATTCATAAATATTATTATATATATAAATTAAAAAAATAATATTATTTCTAAATAATGTTATTTTTTATATAATGTTATTTCTAAATAAGTTAGTAAAGTTATATAACTTAATATGTTTATTATTTAAATTTAAATTGTGCCTATAAACATATAAAAACATATAAAAATAATTATATATGGATTGTTACACATATAAAGTAATAAATAATAATGAAACCCCTATATTAAAAAATGTGGATGTGGTTCTTATATTAGCAATGGAAGACAGCACTAGATTTAAAGAAGACCCATTTTTATTAAATCTTGCCAAGCAAACAATAATTCAATATAATAAGGGATTTAAAAAGTGTAACAAACCTTCAACAATTATAAGTTCTAAACAAGATATTGTTCACGCTTATTATACAGCTTTTGAGTACTTAAAAGAATATAATAATGTAATAATATTAGAAGATGATGCACTAGTAGTAAATAAAGACACATTAGTTTATGAAAAAATCGATGCATTTATTGCAACAACAGATTTTGATATTTTCACTTTTGGATCATTTGGATTAGCATCAAAATATAATGAAGATTTTTTGAATATAGGTAGTTATTTTTTTGGTGCAGTACAAGCAATCATATATTCACGTAATGCAAGAAGTAAATTAATTGAAGACATTAGCTCGTCTAATTTTAATAAAGGGCACGTGGATAATACATATATAGGGGCTTTAACTAAAAAATTTACATATAAATACCCACTAATTGTTCAAATATTTCATAAAACCGAGAACCAAAATACATGGAGTGCTAATATTTATATATTATCTATTATTAGAACAGCATTAAGACTCTTTAAATTTGATAAAAGTATAGACAGTTGGTTTTTATTGTATTTTATATTTAGAAATTATATTTATATAATAACATTAATATTAGTATTAATATTAATTAGTAGCATGTTTTATTTTAAAATTAATAAGGTGAAATTAGTTAAAAATATTATTGTTTAATATGTTTAATATAAAATAATAAATTTTTTAAATGGAAGACATCAAGGAAGAAAAAAAGGAAGACATTAGCAAAAATGTTAGCGAAGACAATGGAAAAGACATTACTCAAGACATTAGTGAAGACACTAACAAAGACACTAACAAAGACACTAACGAAGATATTAACGAAGATACTAACGAAAATACTGAAGAAACAACAATAGAAACAACAAGCGACTGTTCATATATTCAAATGATTATAGATGCTCACAAATTATTGTGTATGCAAGTAATTACTATGTTACTCATATCATTAATATATATAAATTGTTATGATAATAATATTTATGATTTTGTAATATATTTTTGTTTTGGTATAGTTATATCAATATTATTTGTTGCATCATTAGTACTTATAAAAAAATTCAATATAATATCAAAGGAAGAACACTATAAAATATATTCCCCATATGTATTAGATTTTTGTAAGAAATATATAATAGATATTAGTGGCGAAAATATAGCTTTTTATTACGCTATAATCAGTTGTTTGGTCCATTTAATATTTTCTATAATCGCATTATTATATGTTAAAAAATATATTAAAACATCCAAAAAAACCAATAATGCTTTGCTAATTTCATTTATATTATTTATTATTTATGGATATGTAAACGTATATGTTAATGATATTTTTAAGATATATACAAAGTCATTAGAATTAACAAATAGAGAATATGTTATATCGCTGTCTTCTATAACATTAACTTATAGTGGCTTAATATATTACTTTGAAACCATTAAAAATGAAAGGACTAAATTAATAAATAAATTAATAAATTAATAAATTAATATTATTTAAATATAATTTAAGTAATATTAGTATAACATAATAATTATTAGCTAAATGCTAAAACGGTGTTGTGAGGCAAATAAGTATAGACATAACAAATACAATGAAGAAAATCAATATTTAAATTTATTAGATGATATATTATCTACACAAAATAATCAAGAAGGTAGAAACGGAAACACATTATCTATTTTTGGTTCAACAATGCATTTTTCGTTAGAGCATAATAAAATTCCTATTATGACTACAAAAAAGGTCGCATGGAAGACGTGCTTGCGCGAATTATTATGGTTTATTAAAGGAGATACAAATAATAAGCATTTAAAAGAGAAAAACGTGCATATATGGGATGAAAATGGTTCTCGCCAATTTTTAGATGGGCGTGGACTAACTAAGTTTATGGAAGACGATTTAGGTCCTATTTACGGATTTCAATGGCGTCATTATAATGCAAAATATACTGATTGCACTAGCGATTATAGCAATAAAGGCATTGACCAGCTTAAAGAAGTAATCGAGTGTTTAAAAGACCCAGAAAAACGAAATTCTAGAAGAATGATTATTACTGCGTGGAACCCTTGTCAGCTAGATATTATGGCATTACCTCCGTGTCATATTTTTATGCAGTTTAATGTAACAAATAATAATAAATTAAGTTGTGCTATGTATCAACGCTCTAATGACGAGGCTTGTGGAACGTGTTTCAATGTTGCGTCATATTGCTTTTTAACGCATTTATTAGCAAAGCATTGTGAGCTTGAGCCTTATGAATTTTTGTATTATAAGGGTAACTGTCATATTTATGAGGAACATATTGACAATATTAAAATACAGTTACAACGAGAACCTTATGAGTTTCCAACTTTAGAAATTATAAATAAACGTGAGCATATTGAAGATTATGTAGAAACCGATTTTGTAGTTACTAATTATAAGCACCACGAGGCTATTAAATATATTATGAAAGCATAATATACAAAACAAGCATATATACAAAACAAGCAAATAATAATATAATAATTAATATTATATTATTTATTAATAATATGGTTTAAAAAATAGGCATTAGTATATTGTAAATATGTCAACATCTGCTTTAGCATCCGCGCGAAGAAGGCGAGCAACAAGTGAAAACCCTGTGGCACCAAGCCCTATTATTAATAATAGAGTAGTTCAGCAAGTTCAGCAACCTCAAAAAGACATTCCACGCGAACAAAATCAAACATTAACACCACTACAAATATTACAAATTCACGATATAAAGATTAAAGAATTAGAAACATTGATTACAGAATTTACAGACGAAGACCTACTAACAAAATTTATAGATGATAAACTAGAGAACATAGGTCATACTAAGAGCAACGACACTAAGAGCAACGACACAACGAGAGAAAGCGGTGGTTCTAATATGCCAGCTTTAGCTTTATATGATGAAAAATTATTAATGCAGGAAAAAAGAACTGAACAAAAAATGGATGATTTTAAGACATCACTAAGAGAACAACTAACAAGCACTACCAATTTATTAAATGATAAAATAGCACAAAAATTTGAATCTATGAATACTATTGACAATATTATGAGTGAATTTAGCGAGTTAAAAGTATTAGTAATTAAATCTCAAAATATGGCCTTAGAAACCGCTAATAATGTTAATAAACTTTATGAGCAATGTAATTCCAATAGTGCAAGACTAAAAGAAATCGAAACTAGTGTTGCTTTATTACATAGTAAAAAGGCTAGTAATCCTAGTAATATTATGTTACAATCACTATTAAGCGGGTCTTTATTTAAGTCAGGAGATTTTAATGCATTTGATTTTAACTGTCAACCTGGTGACAACTGTGAGAATTGTGAGCCTGATGAAATGTATGATACAAACATAGGTGAAATAAAAAAAATAAATATTGATTTTGGTAATAATGAATTATTATTAAACGAAGAACAAATTGAAGATTTATTAGATATTAGCAATCCAACTGAGCACGGCATCAGTATTCACGAATTAATTGACGATGCAACTAGTTTAGTCGAAGACACAGAACCAGCACAAGAACCAGCTCCAGAACCAGCTCCAGAACCAGCACAAGAACCAGCACAAGAACCAGCACAAGAACCAGTCCAAGAACCAGCACAAGAACCAGCACAAGAACCGGCACAAGAACCAGCCCAAGAACCAGCCCAAGAACCTGCACAAGAACCAGTCCAAGAACCAGCACAAGAACAAAAACCCGAATAATAAAATTAATAAACAATTATTATTTATTTATGTTAAAATAAAATAAATAATAACTAATGAAATATTAATGTTGATTATAATAAATTTATTAATATTATGTGTGGTTTTATTTCTATATATACATATTTATAATCACAATAAAACAAGTAACTATTTAGAATTATATGAAATGGAAAATTTATCAAAAGAAAAATTGGAAGATATAATAAATTATAAACAGCCTCTCTTGTTAAACGCTATTAATTTAGTTGAAAATATTAACGTCAAGCATTTACTTTCTGAATATTCGACATTTAATATAAATATATACAATAACACTAGCGAGAATTTGTGCAAAATAAATTTACAGGATTATTACGATGTTGCCAGCTCTACAAATTACTTAAGTTACAATAATGAAGAATTTTTACAAGAAACGTCAATAGCCAAAATATTATGTAAAAATGATATTTTCTTTAGACCGCCTAATATGTGTGCTAAAAAATATGATGTTATTATGGGGGCACAAAATAATAATACACGATTAAAATACAGCATAAATAGTCGTAATATATTATATTTATCAAGCGGTCAACTAGAAGTAACTTTGTGCCCACCAAAGTATTATAAAAATTTGCACGTTAAAAAGAATTACGAAACACTAGAATTTTACTCGCAAATAAATATTTATAATGTAGACAGCATTTATAAAAATGATTATAATAAAATTAAATTTTTAAGAGTAATATTAAACGTGGGACAGGTTCTTGTAATACCTCCTTATTGGTTTTATAGCATCAAATTTTTAGAAAAGCACACACTGGCTTTCTTAAATAGCTATACAACCTATATAAATTATGTTTCACTAATTCCTCATTTAACTATGCAATTACTACAATTAGGCAACATCAAGTTAAGTGTTAAGAAGACTAATTATTGTAAAAATACTATAAAACCAGAAAAAACAGAAAAAACAGAAACACTAGAAGCAAGAGAAACAAAACAAACAAAAGAAACAATGGAAACAATAAGTGAAGAAACAATAGAAGAAACAATAGAAGAATATGATATAAGTGATAATGCAATAAATAATAGTAATGATAAAACATAAAAATATAGCATTTAACTATTTTAATAGTGCTACATATATGTTGTTAAATAAGTATAATATAATTTCGTATATATCTAATGGAGAATTTGGACAGGTAACAAAAGCAACATATAACGACAAAAGCTATGCTATAAAATGTGGAGCAAAAGACTTAATTAAATATGAAATACAAATATATAAGCAACTGCGAACTATTAGCAACATTTCAACAATATATGACGTTTTTGAAACAAATAATAAGATGTATATGGTTATGGATTTATATACTATGACTTTGAAAGATTACAAATTACAAAATTGCGACCAGTTAAATTATGTTGAACACACTATAACTATGTTAGGAGAGCTAATAGCAATAATTAAATTAATCCACGAAAATAATATAATACATAGAGATTTAAAACCAACAAATATATGTTTAGACACGAGTTATAATTTATATATAATTGATTTTGGTCTTTCTAAAATGTATAAAAGTGGCACTATTCATAATAGTGAAACACAAATAAAATCGTTAATAGGTTCTGTTAATTTTTCAAGTTTGAACGTAATAAATTTAATAGAACCCTCACGACGTGATGATATCGAATCGCTATTATATATTTTATTTTATTTATTATTAGATAATTCTTGCTATAACATTTATACTAGCTTAGACGTTAGTAATAAGAAAAATATTGATATATTATTAATGTTTTTGCAAGATAAAAACAATAGCATACTTAATAAAAAAAGTATTAATTATACTACATTAGACAAGCTATTTAAATATATAAGACGGCTAAAATATAATCAAGCTCCAAATTATGACTATATTATAATATTATTAAATATGATTTATACGCCTTAGATTAGCTATTTAAAAATATTGCAATAGGTTGCAATAAGTTATTAACTTTTGTATAGACGTCATCGTTTGCTATATTAGGTTGGAAGTTCAACGAGTTGAAAATAGAAATAGAAATATAAGAGGGTATATATGTTATATGTGTTGGAATATTATCCGAATTTTGTATTAATAAAAAAATATAGCATATATTTTTAAAATAATAATGATAATAGTTTTTCCATTTGCTGTCTATAACTTTATTATGTTTTAGTATAAATGCTAATATGGTTTCCAGCTCTTTAATTGTTATAATATGTGATTTAATATTTGAAAAATTGTTAATTTTATAAGTAATTTTGTGCAAATATTTGTTTATACGATTAATTTCATCATTTTTTGTGCTTTTATTATTAAAACTCAAAATGTGAATTTGCAAATCTCTCGGTAGTCTATTAAAAATATTTTTTAAATAGCTTCTTACTTTATAACCTCTATAAATTTTTTGTATAAAAATTAGCCGTGCATTATACAATAATTTTGAATGATTTATACATAATAACCTTTTATTTAAGCAAAATAGTGGTTGTTTATATCTTTTACATAGCGCACATTCCATTTTTTAATATTACTAATATATAATATTACTAATATATATTTATACGATTATTTATAAACTTATTTTTATATTATTTATATAAAAAACTAATATAAAGGTAATATATATTATACTATATATAAAATGTCACAGGCTGATACTGCCACCAACCAATATGTAGGAAAAGTAAAATGGTTCAACAACAAGTCAGGATATGGATTTATTACATTTCTGAACGGAGAAGACGAACATAAAGGAAAGGATATTTTTGCTCATCATTCGTCTTTAAATGTTAAGGAAGAATTATATAAGTATCTTGTTCAAGGTGAATATATTGAATTCAATATTCAGAAAATGGAGACAGGTGCTCACGAATATCAAGCTATTAATATTAAGGGTATTTGTCAAAATGATTTAATGTGTGAAACTCGCCACAAGAATCGTGATATGTCTAAGAATTCCGAGTTTATTACCGTTAAATCGCATAATAGCTCTAAAGGTCCTAGACCACCATATAAGCCACAAATGTCAGCTTAAATTATTATAATGTTAAATATAGAAAACCTATTAAGAGTATAGAAATGGCTAAAGTAGTGTAAATTAATTTTAAAATAAGAAAAGACCTGATTTCTATGTAAGCGTGTGCTTGTGTTTGATTAATATTGTTAGCACTTATATCAATAATAATATAATTATTATTATTGTTATTCACTATTTCATTAGCATTAGCATTATAAGAATGTTGCGTTAAAATATGCTCAATTGCGCTATTTTTTTGACTGCATATAAAGCATTTTGCTACGTTTTTTTTTGTAATACTTTTATTAACCCAAGACTTTAAACAAGTATTATGAACACTATTATTGCAACAGTTAAATTTGCAATAATCATTGCAAGAAATATCCTCAAGACAAATAACACATTCCATAGTACTATTATTTAATATAAGTATATACTATTTATTATTTATTATTTATTAAATAGTATATTTTTAAGAAAGAGAGAAAAAAAAAGCACGCCCTTATGCATCAAACCCTAAAATTTTTTTTTTTCCGAGGTAATCCCAAAGATTAATTAATTCATTCATTCATCATCGTCGTCGTCGTCGTCGTCTTCTTCATCGGAGTTAGTAGGGTTAGGTTTAGTAGGAGGAGGATAAGACTTAGCCTTAGCCTTAGCATTCCACTCAT